CTCCGTATACCCCCTTATATACCCCCCGTACCCGTATCATAAATGGGGGGTCGGTTATACACAAAAATTTTTCATGAATTTTTTGATATTAAAAACATGCTCCCCTTATATAGAAAAAAATTTTTCATGAATTTTTTTGGTGTTTAAAAATAGTCTTTGTTGGTTCTATGTATTACCAATTAGTAAAAGGTGGTATATTATATAAGGAATTTATTATATAATAGGCTTTTATTATCCTTTAATTTTGTATTTTATAAAATTATCATCTATTTATAGGCATGTCAAATATGGTAACTGCAATTAGTAATGTTTCAGATTTAACTCAAAAAGTTGAGCGTAAGATTTACGAATTAAGGTATGGTGATAGTAAGCGTACTATAATTACGAATAATTTAGCTAAAAGGATAAAAAGTATTTGCATTAATGAGGGTATTTGTTACCCATTAAATGAGAGCATTAATAATGTTGATTACAAAAAGCATGGGGTTTATGGTAGTTTACGATTATTAGCTGAGAAATATGGGATAATATTATAAATATTTTTTAGGTCTTTTAGGTATTTTCTTTTTTTTCTTTTTTTTATATTTCCATGGTTTCAATTTAGGTATTTTATCATTAGGGTTGAGTTTAATCAAATTTTCATTTACATTATATTTTTCAACTAGAACATTTAGGTTTAATTTCCATTTAATTTTAGATTTTTCTTTATGTTCTTGGAAGCAATATCCGACATATAATTTTACAGTTTTCATTGGCCAGTGGTTAACTTTGGCGATATGTTTAAATATTTCATTTTTTTTACCAATTGCAATAGTTCTTCCGATATGTTTAGTCATGTGGCATCTAGGGCATAGCGATATTAAACTTTTGAGTACTTGTTCGCCATTTTTTTTATATTTCCAGATTTCGTGGCATTCTAATTTATGGTTATAACCTTGGTTTGTTCCGACATTTCCGCATATTTGGCATTTAAAATTTGCATTGGCATAAGATTGTTTTCTAAGTCTATCCCATTCTTTTTTAGGTAATATACTTCTAGCATTAGTATAGAATGAAGTTGATGGGATTAATTCTATTGACAATTTAGGATTTTTCATAAAACAGTGGGATTATCATTAGCTATAATATAGTTAAGTTTATTAAAAAATCAAATATATTTATAAGATATGAGCATAAAAATAAGGATAATTTTATATAAAGTATTTTTAATAATATTATTGTTGGGTCAATTATACCCAATATTTTTTAATAGGATATTAATAATGGATACGATATTTCATTATACACTTTCCATTTATTTAATATTTAGGTTATTTATTTTTGGCATATTACGTGATAAGGCGTTGGCTATGGGCATTACGTTGGAGGAATTTTTTGAAAACAGGGATAAGTTTTTTGATTAAATTTTAATATTATAGAGGTAGTCATCAACAATATTTTTGGATAGTTTATTGGGATATTCAAATATTAGGGCAACAATTTGTGTAAGTTTATTAGACAAATTTTCATTTATTTTATTATTCCATTTAAAGACGAATTTATTACTATCGGTATATCCGCCATTAACTATTATAACTCTCTGCCATTTTCCTTTTTCATTTTTAATTCTTTTAACGGGGAATTGATTAATTAGGAAGTTCATTATAAGATTTTTTATATTTTGGTTCATACAAATAATAAATAGTTGTATAAGATTAAAATTAAATGTATATTTGCACAAATGAAAAGTGATAAATTAGAGAAGCACATATACATCACCATTAGTGAAAGTTGTTTTAGCATCATTAGCAATAAGGGTGGGGTTATTAACCCGATAGAATTCGACAATTATTATGGTTGGTGCAGGTATGTTTCTAACATATTATTAAAATCTAGTATGGATAAGACTATAATATTGCCGATAATAGTTAAAATACTGGATGACATTGAGTTAATTTATCATTTTGAAAGGGGTGTGGCTATGGGGTATATTAGTAAGTTTTTCACAAACAAGAGGTGGTTAAATTACATGAGATTAACTATGAGCAGGCGTGAATATTATGGGGCGATTTTTTTTTAAAATAATGTATAATAATTTAATATTTATAAATAAGATAAAAATTAACAATAATCATATGACAAAAGAAATAACTAGGCACAATTTAAGTTCGATTTTAAATAACAATAAAATGGTTATAATGGATTTTTGGGCTAATTGGTGTGGTCCTTGTAGGACATTAAGTCCTATTTTAGAGGATATATCTAATAATAATAAAGATATTATGATTGGGAAGGTTAATATAGATGATAATGCTGAATTAGCATCGATGTATAATGTTAAGAGCATTCCCATGCTAGTATTTATAAAAAATGGAAAAGTATCCAATAGGAGTATTGGGGGGATTAATAGTTTAAAGCTACAAAGCATGATAAATTCTTTTAAAACAGATGGGTAAGACACTTAAAATAACGGATGTACAATTAGGTCGTATCGCCAATTTAATAAGTGAGACAAATGCGAATGTATTATTAAAGAGAAAGATATTCAATTTTTTGGATAAGGATTATGAGGCTATTGGTGGTGTTAAGAAGTTGGGTAATGAATTTCATGGCACAAATTTAATTAGAAAGAAGATAGATGGTCAATTAATAACGCCAATGGCATTATCTGATTATTTATCTCATATTTTCAATGGTTTAAGTAGAGAGTCAATAAATGATAGCATTAGCAGTTGGTATTATGGTGATTTTGATTTTGACACTGGTATGCGGGTTAAAAAGTGATATAATTTTTTATTAAGAATTTTCATAGATTAATATATATTTTTGAAGTATTTCATTATTTTTACAAAAAATAAAAAATGGGTAACACGGTATCATTAAAACGTCTTTCATTTTTATTAAAGAAGTATAATATTTTAAGCAATGTTGACTTAAGTGATGAAACTTATAAAAATGAGAATAACATTGAAAGGCTTTATGAATTAAAAAATGATAAGGGTGAGTTATTGGGGGTTTACGAAAAAGCAATATCTAAGGAGAGTAATGATATTAGAATTTTTAACATAAGGTTATGTGAGAATGTTTTTTCAAATATGGTTGAGCATGACCCCACGAAAAAAAAGGTTTATACTCAATGGATGCTTAACGTTATGACCAGATTTATTAGGGATAATAAAATTGATTTGGCGATAAGATTTAATGATGAGGATTTAAAGCATTCAGAAAAATATTTAAGATTATTTGATAAGCATAAGAGAACTTTAATGTTTAAAAAATTATGCAAAAAAAATGAATATCTTAGGGATATAGATAATCCTTGTGACATTAATCAATATCATAATTTTTCACAGATTTATCATTCAATTGACAATTATATTGAGAGAAATTTATCTAAATTGGAAATTGATATAAATCAATATGTAAAGTTAGGTGAGGCGATAATTCCAATTAAGACTGATGATTACACACTATATATTCCATTAACCATTAAGGCTAGTGTTATATTTTCCAATTTTGTTAATTGGTGTACAGCAAGAAGTGGGAATAGTAATTTTAAGACATATACGGCGCAAAAGACGCCATTTGGGGATAATTCTAGATTATATATAATTATTAATAATAATTTTTTTTTAGAGCAAACAAACCCAAGATTTAGTAATGAGATATTTCAAATACATTTTGAATCATCACAAATAATGAATAGGTCTAATAGTCCTGAATTAAGATTAAAGGAAATAATTTTTAAAAAATCATCAGAGTTAGATATTTATTTTCATAAATTATTACTTAAATTTGCAATCAAAAACTCTAAGTTTGAGGATAATGTATATTTAAAATATTTAATTAGTTTTGGTCATGAGGATGCCATATTTAAGGTAATTAAAAAAGATACGCCAACCATTAAATTTATTAACACTAGGATTATTAGGATACCATCTCTAACTAGTTTTAATAATTTAAGTGGGTTATTTATAACCAATTGTTTGGTTGAAGATTTTAGTAATGATATTGGTAATGTAGTAACATTAAATTTAATAGCTTTATCCAAAAATAAGATTAAGAGATTACCAGAGTCTATGGGTAAATTAAAAAATTTAAAATTATTAAATTTGCATGACAATCAATTAAGCGAATTACCTAAAAGTTTTTCAAATTTAGACATAAGCAATGGGGGTAATTTAATAAGGTTAATATTATCTAAAAATAATTTTAGTGATAAAGAAATTGGGAATATAAGTAAAATGTTACCAAATACAGAAATAATATATAAAAATGAAATTAAATGAAATTAAGTGGAATCGGGTTAATCATGGTAGCATTAACATTCCATTAATTGATTATTTAGAAAAGATAATTGACAAAGAGCATAATAAGGGGATTAAATTTAAGATTTGCATTGGTTCTGATTCACAAAAAAGGGGAAAGGGCTATGTTTTTGCTACGGCAATAATTATGGAAATGAAAGAATACAATGGAAAGATTATGAATAAAGACACTTATATTGGGCGTGGTGCTAAGGTTATTTCTGGTATTTTTTATGATAAAATAAAGGTGTCAATAAAAGAAAGAATGTTAAGGGAAGTTCAAATGTCTATTGACGTTGCGTATCACATATTGGACCTTATTGAATTATATGACATTGAATTGGAGATTCATGCCGATATTAATCCAAATCCCAATGCTGGTTCTAATCTTGCCTTTAAAGATGCTGTTGGGTTTATTACGGGTATGGGGTTTAATTGGAAGGTTAAACCATTTGCATATGCAGCCAGCTCTGGAGCTGATAAGCTATGTAATAACTAGTAAATGAATCATGGTATATTTATTTGTTACTTTAAATAGGGTGATATTTTAATTCGGGCTTAGTAATTACATATGGATTATGTAATGTATTATGATTTTTTATTTTTTCTATTATATTTATATTATATAATAATAATTTTTTAAATTATAGAACAAATAACAAATTAATAAAATAAAAAAAGCATAAATAATGGCAAAAAAAATTTTAATAAAGGAAGATAAATTAGTAGATTTAATATACAATATTGTTGAAAGTTCAATAAGTAAAATGGGTAATAAGAAAGATGTGGTTAAAGAAAGTGTGAATAAGCCAGAATCTCTTAAAAAAAAGACAGTTAAAAAGGAGGTAGTAAAAGAAACTACCACTAAAAATAATGTCATTAAAATCAGTGAAAAAAACTTATTAGGATTAATAGAGAAAGTAGTAAAAAAAAGTTTAAATAAAAAATAAATTATTATTTTTTATTTAATTCCCCTCTTTGGTTTTCGTATGTGTTAATATGCATTTTTAAAGTTTGTAGCATCTGTTTAAAGGCTTCAGTTTGTCCTAAATTTGCGAGTGATTTAAGTAATCTAACTGTATCTTCAAATTGGTATGAAAATGCGATTTCTTTATTTTTTGGGTTCATTTTATTCATAATTGTAATTTTTCTAATTTTTTAATTACTTTTTTCAAATTACTTTTATTTAATTCAACAAATGTAATATTTGATTTTTCTTCTTTGTTTCTTAAATTCTCAATTGAGATATAAGGTATTTTATTACATTCATCAACCTCAATTGTATCACCATCTTTATTTATTTTAATTTTCATATTTAAAGGTTTTATAATAATATATAAAAACACTAATCAATGTCGAAGTTTCTTGTGCCACATTTTGGACAAATGGCAGTGTTTTTTACTTTATTCCATTTATCCCATGTGTACCATTTCATATGAATAAAACTTCTAATATCTCGTTCTATTTCTACAAGCATCCAATTCCAAGAAAAAACATTACCACCTTTATAAAATATAGGTGTCCAAACTGTTTTAGCCATATTTTTAGGTTCATTTGTGTCGAATTTAAGTATTCTTGGTTTTGCTGTCCACTTAATGTCATTCCATATTTTTATTAATGGGTTGTAACTTTTTGTGTAAAAATCATCTTGTGACCAATTGCAAGTATGACAATGTAAATAAGCCATATTCTTAAAGTTTTAGTATGTTAATGTTCAAAAACAAAACGCTGACATCAAATATGGGTAACTTTACATCTTTGCTTTTTATTTTATTTTTAAATCCAAATATTATTTAAATTTATAATTAATTCTGCTAATATAGATAATAAATGTGAAATACACAAGTAAAAATTAATTTATTTTTAATTATATTCAAATTTACAGATAATTAATTTAATATAATTATTTTTTGGTGCGACTTTTTATTTATTAAATAGGGTATAAACCCCACTCATCAATATAATTCATTTCACAAACTAAATCACATACAAATCGTTAAACTTGCTGTGTTATGTCTTTTGAAACCTATTATCATAAGGTACAAAAACGGTATTGTTTAATTTGAATTTTCCATATGCGCTTGTTTCAATATAATACTTATATATCCATCCAGAGGCAACTCTTTGTATTTTTAATCTGCTATTTTCATAAAATTCCTCATTTAAATCTAAGTTGTAAATTGTTTTTGTTTCATTTTCTTTTCTCATAATATTTATATTTATTTAACCCTTCAAATCTTTTTATTGGGGACTTATTGTTAATATTAAATTCATTACTTCAATTAAATTTTTCCTAAAATATTACCACCGCTTCTTATACAACACGTTGATAATTGTAAATTATTTAGGCTCGTAAATTCTTTTTATGGTTATTGTTAAATCGTTCTTCGCTTTAACTATGTTATTATAATCGCTTGAGTTCTCTAAAAGCTGTTTAAGTGCTTCCTTATGGTTCTTTGCGGTAGTAAAGAAATTAAAGCATCCAGTAGTCTCTTGGGTTTTTATATGGTAATTGTTTAATTTACAATTGCCAAGTCCCTTTAAATGCAATTATTGCTTATGGTAATCTTCTGCAAAATCTTTTATTGCTTTTGGCGTCCATGTAGCAAGATAATGATTTCCGCCAGTAAACATGCCAAAATATTCATCTACATTCATAATTCTATATATATTTAATTTAGTTTTTAATTTACACAACTGCACTTAAAAGATTACATTGGTGGGAATTGTTTACTGTTTTTTATAGCCAACAAAGCTTCTGTAGGCGTTTTAAAGCCTAATTCTTTAAGCCTTTTTAACTCTTTATCTAAACCTTCTAATCCGCCGACATTCATACAACCAACCATAAATGCCTTATCTATATCATTACTTGTAAACTTATTCACCAACGCCCCTTTGTTTAACCGAAATTTAGCATTTTCTTTTTCAAGTCTTTTTAATTCATCCAATAAAATATCTAAAGCCTCTTGCTCTATTTGTTTATCAAATTCTTTATTTCCATATTTTTTTAGCCAATCATCTAATACATTCATAATATTTTATTTTTCGATTCTTAAACTGTCATTAAATAGTTACGTTGGTGCACATTAAAACAATGACGCCAACTGCGTTAATGGTAACAACGTGTATAAATAATACCCCCACTAATCTTTAGTCCTTTTAAGTAGCATCCATTTTAAAGTGTGTATCGTTGCATCTGTTACCTCTAATTTTCTTATCAAGTCAGTGTCATAAACAACCCCATTAGGTTCTTTGTAACTTGCCATATCAAGGAGGTAACTACTTTTGCGTGTTTCCATTTCCTTTAATGCCTTTTCAATGTCTTTCTTATATTGCATTTTATTAAATTTAATTATTAATATCCGTAGGCTTATTATTCATACACAATTCGTTGGTAATTATTAAATCTTTGGCGATTAGTAATACCCAAATTTACCATATTTATTGTATAATTGTATATGATTAATACTTACTTTCGTTTAGTTAAGAAAATTTTAGTTTCATCACCCTTTTCATATAACACTCCTGTGTGTAAACAATTACCGCTTTTGCCGTTTCTTGGTTTATAATCTTTGCAAATATTACCGCAATTTCCCTTTTCACCCATAACCATATATTTTTTACAAAGCATCATATCTTCACCTGTAAGCCTATTTGCGTTTATAACAATCATAGACTTAACACCCCTTTCAATCATTAAATCATTAAAATATTTTTTTCTATGACAATATTCGCTTTCTTTATTTTCAAAATAATGTTTCATTTTTATTAAATTTAAAATTAATTAATCGCACTTTTCATATACTTTTACATTGTGGGCAATACTATTGATTCCGTTCTATATCCTTACAATAATCATATTGTATAGTGCAATTAGCATCCTCAATAGCATTTTCTCTATCAGCACAATAGTACTGTTCGCTTTGCCGTACAACATCGTTTAAACGCAATTTATCTTCAAGTGTTCTATAAAGTCTTTCTTTAACATTAGCTAAAGGTTCCAATCTTTCAAAAATATCATTACAACATTCTTCTATTAAAATTTTTAATTCTTTTTTGTCCATAATATTTATTTTAATTAATCTTAAACTGCGCTTAAACCGTTCCGTTATATGTAATATTTGCCTATCTTCCAATAAAACACAATTCTTGTCCTTTGCCCAATATCATCTATTAAACCACTTCTTAATCCTGTTATCTTAATAGTTTTAAATCGCTTCTGACCGTTCCATTTCTGTTGGTAGTGTCTAAAATGTATTAGTTCAAATAACCAGCGGCAAAAACTACATATAACAATATATAAAAAGAGTTTGTGAGGTTCTTCTTTTGCAGTTAATTTACCATCAATCCAAGTATATTTATATTTTATTATATCCATATTTCAAACTCTTTTTATACTCGTCCGTTATAGTGCATTTAAAACACCATTCCAATATATTTTTCGTTTATAAAACAAATAACCAATAACATTAAAATGAATACCCTCTTCATCGTGTAATGTGTTTGCGTCACTCATAAAATCATTAGCAAATATCAGCCAATAACACAATAATTTAAAAAAAAAACGCAATATAACAATAGATAAAATCCATTGCTTAAATCGTGCTAAAATGTTAGTTAAGTATTTCATATTAAATTTATTTACAAGTTAAAAAGTTTCTTTTATGTCGCAATGTATCTTATCAAGACCGTTATGTGTAAGTCTTACATTAATCATTTTCATAGCAAAATATATCACTTTCTTCTTTAGTTAATTTATATCCAAAGTATTTTTTGAAATTAATATTCGTTGTTTCTTCTAAGTAATTAAATTCAGTAAGTAACCAACTGTGTTGAACCCACTTATTATTATATAAGGCATAACCACTCATTATTTCACTTGTGGCATTTCCAAATCCTTTAGTGTAATTTTTGTATCTATACGCACTATTTCTATGACATTGATTTGGCTCACCCTCAACATTAATTACTCTTGAATTGTCAAGTAAAATACCATCATTTAATATACGACTAATCTCAGTATCAGTATCTAATCCCAATTTTACACTCTTACCACCAAATGATAATAGTTTATTTATTAAATTGTCACCATTTACATCTTCATTCAAAAACTCACCAAAGTTTTTAATTTTATCTATTTGTTTTCTCATTTCTTTACTCATAGTATTTTCTTTATGTATAAATATTATCAAATTAAATTTAGTGATAAATCAGACCACACCAACACATAACAATGTATAAAAATCATTGCTAAAATTCGTTTTCAAATTGGCTATTATTGTTAATATTAAATTCATTATTTCAAATTAAATTAGTTGCTAAATATCCGCAACGCTTCTTATACTCAACGGTAATGAGTTGGGTTGGTTTTATCTTTTAACGCATTAATGTCTTATAACTCATACGTTAATCGCTTTATTTCCCATTAATGCGTTATATTTCATACCACAACCAACAACGTACAAAAGCTATACTAAGTCAATAGTTTCATTTACTATTACTTCATTCTTACAACTATCACATAAAAATCTTGTTACGTTTTTATTTATACCTATTCCTATTTGCTCTACTTTACTATATGTTCCTTTTGTTTCTACATAATAAATATTTGCTCTTTTAGCTCTTTTAGCCATAATTTATTTAATTAATAATTATTTTTCAATTCCGTACAGCTCTTGTACTATTCGTTAGGTATAATTAGCCATCACACACTTTCTAAAATATTTCAATGCTCCAATATTATTAGTAATACTATCTTCGTCTTTATCCCAAATGTCTATTTCCCAATCCCACAAAAAAGTTTCACCATCATTATTCTTGTACTCTATTTCATAATTATTCCAATCAAAATTTGGTTTCCAGTGTTTGTATCTAATTAGTTCAAATTCCAACTCTTTTAAAATTTCCAAAAACTTTTTTTTCATAATAACTGTGCCTAACAATTAATAAGAATAATAGCCTAGTTAAGCAGTTTATTTAAGCTATTATCTATGTTGAAAATTATATTTATTAATTCAAAATTTGTATTTCAAAGTCGGCCACTATTCTTATTAATTGTTAGCCACAATAATATTTTTCAACAGCTTCGTGCGTTAAATTATGGTCGCCTTTTATTTGGTATTTATATTGTATTTCCTTCCCACATTTATTGCATTTTGCATTCTGACACACTATAAATGTTTGTAACCCTTCTTCATCTAAAAATTCAGGTAAATAAGCCCCAATAAATCTTCCACCCACAAACCGTTATTACTGACCTATAAAAGCTCCATGCAATTCCGCTTGATAGTTTGTCAAATATTTTATAAGTTCATTTAATTTTTTCCCATCAACTATAACATTATTTGTATTATTATCGATATTTGAAATTATTAAATCAGCTTTGAGGTAAGATAGTGCTTTTTCAATTTTATATTTCCTAATAATAACTAATTCTGCGGTTAAATCCTCCGTCCATATTTCGGATGAATTCCTATGCTCCCACACTAACCTTGATACTTCCGCAACTTTATCATCATCCCAACTAAAGTTAGGTTTGCTTATTTTAGATGCACTCTTAGATTCTTTTTCTACGCATTTATCTTGTTTGTCCATAATATTTTAATATAAAGATAATGCAAATATATTAAAAATATTTAACAAAAACAATTATTATCATTATTATTATGCTATCTACATAATTAATCCAATTCACCTTCTCTTTAAATGATAAAATAGAATAGTTTAGTGACCCTTATTTAGAACTAAATAATGTTTAGATATTCGTTGGAAACCTAATTTATTCCAAAATTCTATTGAATCTGGTTTGGGTGATAATTTAAAATGATTAACATTTTTAAAGGTTGAAAATAATTGTTTAATTGTTTCGTTTATAATAAACAATGTTTGATATTCTTTCAAAAATCGTATACCTATTATCTCCAATGTATCACTTTTTTCAGTTTTAGCTAGTAATATAAGTCCAGCATTTCTATTATTGTATGTTGCAACTACAGTTATGCTATCTGGTGATTCGTCAGTAACATTTAAATTTGTTTCTTCTTTAATTGTCTTATTATGATTTGGAACAATATCATCATAATTAACCATTGATAAGATTCCAAATTCCTTAGTTAATTTTGTTGATTTTTCTGTTGCATAGTGTAAGTCCAAATCTGTCTTGGCATCTTCTCTTGCAAACTCTAGCATGCGTATGAATAACGGAATATCCATTTTAATGTAATCAATTTTATCTGCACTTTCTTCATTTATTGATTCATTTACATATAATGCATTTAAATATTTTTTAATATTACCTTTGGTACAGCCCACTAATTTTTTTGTATTTTTTTTGAATACACAAGTTTTATTTCCTATTTTTTTATAGATATATGGCATAATATTAAATATATTTATATTTTTAAATAGTTACTAATTAATTCTATTTAACTATTGATATGGTATTAGGATTTAAAATAATTCTAATAGTTGATTCTATTACTCCCCCATTATATGAATCTAGCGCACCTATCACATCTATATAATCAAAATTAAACCATTGTCCCAAAGCTGCAATAATTTCTGTTCTTATACCATTTTTATTTAAATTATAGAAATTGATTCTACTTAATACTTCATTAAATTCATTTCCATTAATTCCACCATCCACGAACCCTTTTTTTACCTTATCCACATTTATAAATCTAAATCTGTCACCATGTGCTATTATTTCAACACTTTTACCTTTTTTCACGGTAACTTTAATAAGTTTAGATACTGCATTTTGGTAATCAAAACTTCTTTTTGGGTCAGCATATGTTTTAGCTACATTACTCTTATTACTTAAGAAAATTGGAGATGTGAAAGTGAAGCGTCCTTTATATTTCGGAACTAAATCTAAATATTTAAAATATTCATCATCATTATTATTTTCTCGTGAAATTTTTAATTTACGTTGTAATTCATAATATTTTGGAATATCTTTAATATAATCTATCGATGTTTTTCTATTAGTAAAACCAGAGTTTTTTTCAATTTCTCTGACGTCTGGGGTTCCGTGAAACCAAAAATTATTAGTTTCTATTATAATTTTATTTAATTCTTCTCTTAGTATTTTTTTAATTAAGCAATTCATCACATGTTTTAAATATGAAAAAATCCCTCATTGAGAGGGATTTCAGTTTCTTAAAAAAAATATTTAGTTAATTATAGCTTTTATTCCATTATTTAATGTATAATTAATTTTAATTTTATTAGTTTCATTATTAAGGTTACCATTCATAATTTCGTCGGCTATTACATCTTCAACATATTTTTGAATTGCCCTGGTTAATGGTCTAGCACCAAATTCTTTATCATAACCTTCTTTGGCAATAAATTTGCGTGCTGATTTAGTGACATCTAGTTCATACCCTAGTTCGTTAATGTGCTCTTTAACCAAATTCAATTCATTATTAACAATTTCTAATATGTTTTCAGTAGTTAATGAATTAAATATTATCATATCGTCAATTCTATTTATAAATTCTGGTCTAAATTTATTTTTTAACGCTTTTTTTATAATATTTTTGGCTCTTTTTTGTGCATCAATAATTCTACTATTTTGGCTGCTATATCCAATACTCTCACCAAACTTAGATACTTCCATTGACCCAATATTTGAAGTCATAATAATCAAGGTATTTTTAAAATCCACTTTTCTGCCATTACTATCGGTTAAACTTCCTTCATCTAATAGTTGTAAAAGTAAATTAAACATATCTGGGTGGGCTTTTTCTATTTCATCAAATAAAATAACACAATATGGTTTTTTTCTAACTGGTTCGGTCAATTTTCCACCTTCTCCATATCCAACATAACCTGGAGGCGCCCCAATCATTTTTGACATTGCATGTTTTTCCATATATTCACCCATATTAATTGTTATTAAAGCATCTGAATCTCCAAATACTTTATCAGCCAAAACTTTAGACAAAAATGTTTTACCTACTCCAGAATTTCCTAAAAATAAAAAACTAGCAATTGGTGATTTTTTGTTTTTAATACCTAGCCTACTACGTTTTATTGCCTTAGATACTTTATTTATGGCTTCGTCTTGCCCAATTATTATTTTTTTCAAATCTAATTCAAGATTTTTCAAAGTATTATTTTCTGACACTGTTAATTTATTTAAAGGAATTCCAGTAATAATTGACATTGATGCTGCAACCATATCCAATGTAATTTTAGTTGGATTATTTTTATTTTTATCATTCCATAACTTTGTCTTCTTATTTAGATTATGTTTTAAAGTATCTTCCTCATCTCTAATTAGGGCTGCCTCTTCATAACGTTGCTCAGTTATTATCTTTAATTTTTTCTCATTTAATTCTTTTATTTTTAATTTTATATTAGTGATTTCTTCTGGATAGCCCATTATTACATTAGTTGATGCCCCAACTTCATCTAAGACATCAATTGCTTTATCTGGCATAGCTCTACCTGAGATATATCTATCGCTTAACTTGGCGATTTCATTAATAATTTCATCCGAATATATAACATTGTGATACGCCTCATAATTTTCTTTTATTTTATTAAGAATTATTATAGTTTCTGGCAATGTGGGTTCCTCAACCAATATTTCTTGGAATCTTCTAGTTAATGCCCCATCTTTTTCTATATTTTCTCGATATTCATCTAATGTAGTTGCGCCAATAATTTGAATTTCACCTCTGGCTAAGGCTGGTTTTAATATATTTGATGCATCCAAAGAACCAGTGCTATTTCCAGCGCCAACAATAGTGTGTAATTCGTCAATAAATAAGATAACATTCGGGTTATTTTTTAATTCAGATAATATAATTTTCATTCTTTCTTCAAACTGGCCCCTATATTTGGTTCCAGCTACAATTAAAGATAGGTTTAATGAATATATTTTTTTATCTAATAATGGCAATGGAGACTCTTCTTCATAAATTAAAGTTGCCAACCCTTCAATTATTGCTGTATTATGGGATAAAATGTCATTTGTATAGTATCTTTTATTTGCACTTTCACTCAATTCGAAATCATACATATTTTCTTTATATCTTAAATCGGTTAACGATATAAGTTCAGATTTAGATAATGAATTAGTTATTTTATTATTTGAAACAATTAACGAATCTTTAGTTAAATCTTTAACAAAAACTTCAGTTAATTCATCATTTTCAAATTGAAATACAACATGATTATCAGCGCATTTAAGTTCTTTACCATTAGATAATTTAAGGTGATATACCTCATATGGTACTGTTTTATGGAGTTTATTTAACTTTTCAAACCCACTATCAGTTAGTATACTATAATCACTCATATCGAATGATTTTATTATTTTTTTTAAATTTTTCATATTTTATTTTTTATAATTTTTTTCATAATAAAATTTATTGAAATACTTTCTATGTGTTTGGAAACATTTTTAAGACTTCTTTTATTGTAGTTTTTCTTATTTTACCAGTTAAATCATTTCTGATAATTACTTCTGTGTCAGAACAAACACATTTTCCAACGCCTGGTAAACCAATTAATACTGGGTTGTTTTTTTTACGTCTAGATAAAATCGAACTAAGTCTTTTTATTTCTTTATCACGCCCAATAATTGGGTCTATTTTACCATCTTCAACTGCTTTTGATATATTATTACAAAATTTATCTAAAATTGGGGTTTTCATATTTTTATTAGACTTAGCTGGTTTTTGATTATTTTCTGAGTTAACTCTATCCATTTCTTCTTCAAATTCTTTTTCCATAATATTATTTTTAAAATTAAGATAATTTATATTAAATTTATTTAGTAATTTTTTTGCGTATGAATTACTCTTTAAAATTGATAACATTAAATGTAATTCATTTATTTTTTTATTACCTAGCAATTCACATTCAATGTTAATTTGCTTCATGATTCGATTAACGGTATCAGTAGCACTTAAATGGGTGTTAGTTGTATATGGCCTTTTACTGGTTAAATTATTAGTACCTAAAAATAAAGTCCCAGAATTAAATAGTTTATTAATATCAATTTTACATTTATTAAGAATGTTAATAACATCATTATTACCATCAATAATTATTGATATCAATAAATGCGTTGGATTTAATTTTGTGTCATCATAATTTTTTACTTCTTCTAAAGCATTAGTAAAAATAGACTTTACTTTGGCGCTAGCCTTAAATTTCATAATGCAAATATATGATTTTTTTTAAGATAAACAAGTTGTTTTTTCATTTTTTTTTACGTATTTTTGTAATAAAAAATTATGATAAAAGAAAGAACTGAAAATGAAAAAACAATTAATGGGTACTATAATTCATCTAATATATTATCGTCCACATATAATAAACTAAATAATATTTTGGAAATTGTATTTTCATCTGGGGCTAAATATAAGTATTTTGATGTTTCTCTTATTGATTATGTTACATTTGAAACTTCGGATAGCCAAGGAAAATTTTTAAATTCTATTATAAAGCCAAAATATAGAGCTGAATTTTATGAAAAAATAAATACTGACTTGATTAAGGAAGAGTTAAACGTAATAAATAAATCTAATATAAAGCGCACTAAAGATGAAATAAAAATTATATATGAAAAAATAATTAGCGATAAATTCTCAGATGTTAATGATATCAAATATTTCATTAAATTACTAACTAAATTAATTTAAGCAAGAATATGATAAAAAAATATTATAAAAATCTTCTATTAAAGCTCTGCAATTTGGCTGGTATTAATGATAATATTAAATATCATAAAATAGTTACTTCATATGCTAAACCTATAGAATATCGAGCTGATTCAGTTTTAAATAATAATGATATTCATTATTTAAAATTAAGCCACGATAAAACTAAAATCATATCTGATATTAAAAATGGGATGATTAATAAAATTTTAAATAATATTATTAATGATAATGTTGCTAGTTTTGAAACATATGAAGACCCTATCAATAACACAACTAAAATTTCATGTGTGTTATATGTAATAAAAAAATAACTAATGAATTTATTACATTTAACGCCAAAACGAAATTATAAAAGTATTATTAAATATGGCTTATTACCCTCTAAAGTCAAATTGCCCCAACATTTAGACACCTTTAATGAAGATGGGTTAATTGGTGATGGTGTCGTATATTTATGGGACCCAAACAAAACACCCAATACTGATAAAATAATAAAAGACTTTATTTATTGTCGACATTTTTTACATCCTAGAAATTTATTATGCGAATTTAGTGATTTGCATAATTTACCATGGCCTAATTTTAAAGAATTGGGAACTAAATTATTTGGGGAAGAAGAGGACTATATTTTACTTGAGGTTAATTTAAACGATAAACAGTTGCTAAAAAATGAATATATACATGAACAATTTTCAGATGGTTGTGAAACTACTTCTAGTTTTTTAATGAATAGTAAATATGAGCATGATAATAAAGTTTTACGCATAAGCAATGATGTCATACCGTCAAGAAAAATTAAAATTGTTAATGAAGTATCCACTAGATTTTATAAAAATGGCGTAATTGGTATCACTTATAAAAAATAATTATTAATAATAAAGGCATTCTACAATTTTTAAATCAAATAGATAATTGTTTTTTTATCTTTTAAAGTATATTTATAAAAAAAGATAAAAAATGGACAATAGAGTTATTCATGCTTCATCAAATGCTAATTTTAGTGCTTATACATATACTCAAGTTTATTGTGGTGGGTCTACGCCCACTAATGTTACCATAAATGGTGTTGTAGTTAATATTGCACCAGGTAACCCAATAGACATTATGCTGTATTCCATTAGTGGGGCTGCTAATGTTTATGTTATTGGACATAAAAAAATAAAAGTACCAAAAATAATATAAATAAAAATGAAAAAACAGACTAATATTAGACCAATCGGTTTAAAAGGTAATGACCAAATAGATAGAATGATAGAGTTAATGGGGAAATCACCTATTAATGAAAATAAAACCCATTCAGTTCTAGAGCTAACTAAATTAGGTCCTGATGGAAAAATATATGGTATTGTCAGAGAAAATCATCAATATTTCATTAAAACGGCGATTAATAAAGATAATTTAAGTGTTGACGATTTTAAATATATCGGTGGGCTTAGTAATATTAGTGAGGGTGAATACCATAGCTATTCAAAGGCAGCAAAACAATTAAATCTTAAATTTATTGGGCTAAATGAATCATTAGGGATTAAAAATAAGATAAATATACTTAAAAATGATGATTTAATATCTGAAGAATTTAAATCATATTGTGAAGACCCTAAACCAAGTCAACCAGATGCTTTAATGGGTACAGTTAAAAGTATTGGTGGAAATGAAGGGCATGATACAGAAATAATTGATGATGCTGGGGAATATGAAGAAAAAAATAAGAGTATACCAATCGTTAAAGAGGATGATGATGAAATTGATGATAATATTCAAGAAAATAATTCTATAGATGAAAAATGGGATTCTAATGCTAAAATAAATAACACTGGAGAAAATTCTGACAAAACAATAGAAGAATTAAAAAAAGAGTTAAATAATATTAAAACCCAGAGTAAAAAATATAAAGATAAAGGAGATAAGATTCCTGAAAACATCACTAAAAAAGAGAAACAATTAAATTTTGCAATAAGGGCAAAAGAAGGGTGGCCTAAAAATAAAGTTTCTGAATCTAATTTAAGTGAAAATGAGAAAGCAGTAGATAACATTATTTTGGGTATTAAAAAACACACAGTAAATGAAAGTACTATTGTTGGGGGTGGTTTAAAAATTATGACAGCTTTAGAAAATATAAATAAGGGGTATTATTCTAAAAAAAAAAATTAAAATCTGATAATAATTTACAAGAAACCAAATATAAATTAAAACTTAATAACGCTTCAACTTCAATTGACCAATCTAATAATGATTTATTTCCAGAAGATGATGGAAATGGGGATAGTATTAGTGATAAGATAAACCCATTAAAAAGTAAGGAAAATAAGCCAAATGATAAGCCATTTGACGACACTCCTTTTGATGCTGGCGTAGAAGCCAGTGAAGATAATAATCCTGAAAAATTCATACAACAATTATCTGGTAAATTGGGCCAAAGTCTTAGACAATATACTAAAGAAAATGGTGAACCAAATTTTGATTTAGAAAAGTTTGCAATAAATTCTATATTATCGGCAACAAATTCTAGTGAGATGGATGCCAAAGACCAAAACGACATTATTAATAAAGTAAAATCATCTTCAACTGAGCATTCTGATAATGGTGATTCAACTGATAATTATGAAAAATCTAATACCAATGATACAGATAATACATCAGATGATGAAAATTTAGGGATGAAAGAGGGTGTAAAAAATACTGTCTTTCAAAACCCATATTTAGGCGTTAAAAAAAATGGAATGGAAGAAAATAAATATTTAAATTTTGAATCTACGAACAAAAATGGTATATTTGTAAATAAGGTAAACATTAAAACTATGATTAAAGAAATGTTAGAAGAAGAACCAGTTGTGATTCCATTAACTAAACCAAAAGAGCCCAAAAGAATTACTAGAAGAAATAAACCATTTCATCCCGAAAGATTAAAGGAAACCCCAGACCCAAATCCAAAAGCTACTAATAAGGATACTATTGAATTTATTAATCATGGGTCTATGTCAAATATCAATAATGAAATAGAAATTACATTTGATGTTAACGGAATTAGATTTGTAGCCAATTTCATAAATACTGGAGAAATTTTAGAAAAACCAATAGATTACAATGAACCTTGGGTTTACCAATATGAAACTAAGCCATTATCTAATAATAAAAAATACAAACTTGGGGTATCATTTTATGGTCACCCTAAAACCAATTTAACTTTCTCAGATTTTGATGGGAAAGAAATACCTGAAATTAAAGAAATAAAATGAAAGACCTATATTTAATATATGTTCATGAACTTGGGGCTAATTATAAAGATAAAAATTTTTATGAATTTTTATTTTCAGATACTACTCTTAACATAGATGGTATAGATTGGGATGCTTACCCTGCTGGTGGTCACCCAAAACCACCTAGAGAAGAATTAATCAAAGAAATCGGTAGAATTATTATACCATTTAAATTAAATGTTGCCCAAAATAATGAACAATTTTCATTGTGGGATGCGCAAGATGGGGTAATACCATTGAGCTGGGAAATGCTAGAGGGTGAAGAGTATCCAAACCCTAGATTAGTTTTCCCATTTGGCTTAAAACTAGGCGATGTTGAGAAAAAATTAAATGAGAGGGAAATAAAAATAGAATACGAAAAAAAACTTAAAATATGATTAAAAAAGTAAACGAAACTGGTTTAAATATTACCGTAAACACTGATGATGAATATGGGCAAAATATAGATGGGCAAGCAATTAAAAAGCTAAGAACGGCTGCTGGTAATGATGGTAGCGTAACATTATCTAATTCAGACAAAAATGATAGTGATGTTAGTGAAAATGATACCACAAAAGAAAATCTTGAAAATGCAAAAGAATATGATTTTTTTAATAAAATTTTGGGCGTTTTAGGGCATGACCTAAATAATTTATCTAAAGATAAAAAAATAGACATGTTTAATTATATGAAAAACTTTATTTATGGCATAAATTTAAGATTTAAGAATGATAATGATGAGGTTAATTCATTATATTCTGGTTCCGATAATAGAAGAGTTAAATATGGAATAAAAGGTGAGTCTGAATTCAAGGGGCTAATGAAAAATCTTGTTGAAAATAAAGTAAAAAAAGTTAATGTTAAATCAATTAACCCCAAAATTAAAAAGAAAGATTTAATAAAATTTATAACAAACAAAAAAAATGGATAAATACACTAATTTAGCTAATAAAATACTAAATAAATTAAACGAAAAAAAAGTGGATAAGCTAGTATTTGAAAGTAGAATCGTTTATGAGGATAAGTATAGTGAACGCTTACATCCAGGTTTAGCAAAACAATTAAAAGATAGAACTCATTCTTTAGGCGCACATCCTATTTTCCCAGATAGTGACGAAACTAATTTTGAAGAAAAATTAATGTCAAAACGATTTACTGATGTACTAAAAACATTTAAGAGATATAATGGGGATGATTATATTGATGCTAAACGTTTAGCTATGAATCAAGCAAGTCTATTAAAGGACATAATACAATTGGAAATTAAACATAAAAATGCCTTACAAATAATGGCAATTGAGTTAGTTAGAAAAGAATTTGATATGGATGAGTCTGAAGTAGAGATTATTGCTAATTTAACAACAGACATATCATCTGGAGACATTAAGGAATTTCCATCTGAGAGTGATGTTAAATTTGATAATCATGAAGAATTGGTTAATGCTAATAAAGAGGTATATAAAAGGCGTTTTATTAATGCATTAATTCAAGGGTCAGCAAAAAAAACAAATCACATGTTTAATTTAATTGACCATGAATTAGAAGAGCTAGAACCGTTATTACCGATGCTTTACTCAAAATTAATTAGTGGTGCTGACTATGCTTATATGCTGAATGATGATAAGGTATCATTACCCAAATTAATTGGGGGTAGGGTTTCAGTTGAGTTTCCTAAAGTAGATGGAAATAGGATTAAAATAATAGCTAAAGCTATGACACTACCAGTCCTAATTCATGAACTAGTTAAGGGGGTTATGGAAATTCTAGCATCTCATGGCTTACCAAAGGACCCAAAAACAGCTAAGTATGTGATGGACAAAGCAGATTTTATGTATGCAGAACCTTGGGATATGAGATTAGGTCCCCCAATATGGGAAAAATTTATAGAATCAATCCCCCCAGAAGATTTTGAATTAAAACATCATATTTTCATAGATTTGGTGGCACTACCCCTTGATGAATTTAATACTACAATGAGAGAAATCATGATGGGTAATATAACTGGTAAAAATAAAATTAAAGAGATAATAGATAAGATAAAAGATGATTTTAAAAATGATGAATTTGATGACGCAATGTCTCATTTAGATGATGATGATAATTTTACTCCAGAGGATTTAGATAATATAGATGATGAAGTTTGGTTCTAAAAAAAAATATGAATAACTAGGTTTTATCGAGAATAATAAAAAAAACACTAAAATTAGTGTTTTTTTTATGCATATAACTCTAATTAGTATTTTTTTATATTTATATAGTAAAAAAGAATGCTTAATCTTACTGCTCATGAAATATTAGAAGAATACTATAAATGTTTAGATGACCCTATATACGCAATAGAAAATTACTTAGAAACTTTTGATAAAACACAAAATGGGTTTGTACCATTTAAATTATTCCAAAAGCAAAAAGAAATTATAAATTCATACATAGAGCATAGGTTTAACATGGTTACTAAACCTAGACAAGCTGGTGTTACAACAACTACAGCCGCTTACTTATCAATTCTAACGGCATTTGCCAGCCCAAAAAATCCAGAGCAAATTTTAATATTGGCCAATAAACAAGATATGTCATTTGAGTTTTTGGATAAAATTAAGGGATTTTTAATACAAATTCCTAGATGGGTTTGGGGCAATGAATATTATGGTTCAGAAAAAAAATTAGAAAAGCCTATATTTTTAATTGATTCAAAAAAAGAAATAAAATTACCAAACAAAAGTAGAATTAAAGCAGTTGCCACGTCTAAAGATGCCTTACGTGGGTTTACCCCAACAGTACTTATAATGGATGAGGCGGCTTTTATTGAAAATGGTGATAAGGTATTTGGGGCGGCATTAACAGCATTAGGTTGTATCACAAAAGATAGCTTAATTTTAACTGATAATGGGTTAATACCTTTGGATAATCTAATTAAAGAAAAAAACAAAATCGGATTTAGTAAAGCTAATATTCAACATAAAGTATGTAATAAGAATGGAAATTTAAGTAACATAACCAAAACATTTGTTAGTGAATTTGGCGAAACATTCAAAATAAAAACTAAATTAGGCCTCATATTAGAGGGTAGTTGGAAGCACCCAATTATGATTAAAAGAGGTGATAATAATGATTGGGTTAAATTAAATGAATTGGCAATTGGCGATAAACCAATAATTCAATATAATCAAAATTATTTTGGGAATGTTAAAAGTTTAAACCCATGCATTGCTTATTTAGCTGGATTATTATGCGGGGGTGGAGAAATATATAATAATAAAATAGTAATAAAAAATTATAATAAAAAAATTTATATTAAATATTTTTTATTATATATTTTAGGGGAAGCAAACCATAAATTTAATGAGACCAAAAGTCATGTTTTTGAATCGACTTCATCAGACCTAATTAATTTACTCAATAAGTTAAATTTTAATAGCGCAGAAATACCATTAGAATTATTAGAAATGGATGAAAAAACCATTATTAAATTTTTACGTGGGATTTTTGAGATAAATGGTAGTTTTATTTCCAAAAAAATAGAATATAGTTTTATTTCTAAAAATAATGTTAAGATTATACAAATTCTATTGCTTAATCTGGGTATAATATCAAAAATTAAAGATAAAAAAAATAAATATACTTTAAAAATTAAGACTCACCATATAAATAAATTTATTAATAAAATATTTAAAAATAAAAAATATAATAAAACAAAAGCAAAAAATTATATAGATGAAATTGTTAGCATAGAAAAATCTGAAAACTATACATATGACTTACACGTACCATCTACTAATTCATTTATTTCTAATGGATTTATTAGCCATAACACTGGTGGTAGAGCTACATTAATATCAACACCAAATGGTAAAGATAAATTATATTATAAAACATATCATAATTCTATAGAAGGGGATAATGACTTTCACATTGTTGAAATGAAGTGGTATCAAGACCCAAGATATAATAAAGATTTAAAATGGATACATGAAAATAATAAAAATGATATAATAACTGAGGTTGAATTTACACATGAGCATTATACCAAATTAATAAAAGATGGATATAATCCAACTTCTAGTTGGTATAGAGAAATGTGCCGTGGATTAAATGGTGACCATAAGATGATTGCCCAAGAATTAGATGTTTCTTTTATTGGGTCTGGTGGTAATGTGATTGATAACAAGTATATAAAATTTCAAGAAAGATACAATAAAAAACCCCCATTATTTATTTCCGATAAAAATGATAAAATATGGGTTTGGGAAAAACCGATAAAGGGGCATAAATACATATTAAGTTCTGATGTTTCTAGAGGTGATGGGGCAGATTCCTCAACAATTATTATTCTTGATTTTGACACTATGAACGAAGTCATGGAATATAAAGGTAAGGTTCAACCAGATTTGCTAGCCTATATTATTGATGAATATGCTAGAATTTATAATGCATTAGTTGTTGTTGATATTACAGGTGGTATGGGTGTTGGTACTATTAATAAATTACTAGAATTAAAAACACCTAATTTGTACTATGGCGAAAATGCGGCTAAACCTTTAGAAAAATTAACACATAATATTGAATTTCAAACAAATATAGGTAAGTATCCTGGGTTTAATGTTTGGGCTGGGCTTAGAACCCCAATGGTCTCCCATCTTGAATTCATGATAAGAACAAATGGTATTAAGGTTAGGTCTGCAAGATTAATAAATGAAATGGAAAGTTTTATTTATAAAAATGGGAGAGCTGACCATCAAGATGGGTATCATGACGATTTACTTATGGCATTGGCTATGGCATTATGGGTTATAGACACATCATTTAAAAAGTTAAAGAAATCTAAAGAAATGGCAAAAGCGATGTTAAGTGGATGGATTATGGCTAATAATGAAGATGATTCTGCTTATGAGGGTGATAATTTTGTATCTAAAAAAGATAGGGGGGTTAAATCGGCAAAAAAACCAAAATTTAGCCCAGTTGTTAGTAGAAACATGCAAGACCCTACTGGTAAATATATGTGGTTATTTAGTGGAACAAGATAATATTACAATTCTATTGATATTTACTAAAATAGTTAGTATAATATATCATAATTAATTAATTAAAATGAAAAATAAAAAAGCAACAATATTTCAACAACTTGGTGATGTTTTTGGGAAACAGGGTGTAAGAACTAATTATAAAAAAAATATATATAATTTAAATAAAGGTGAGTTATTAAAAACCCAGTCAAAGGAAGAATTTGAGGCAGCTAAATTACAAGCACAGCAAAATAAATATTTGGCTGGTATGTGGAATAAAGTTGATGGTGAATTATATCAGCAAGCAATTCATTATGAAACCACTAGAATTGGTTCTTATTCAGACTTTGAAACTATGGAATTTTACCCAGAAATTTCAGCCGCATTAGATATTATGATGGAAGAATCATGTTTGGTCGGTGAAACTAAAATTAAACTATTAAATGGGGATATTAAAACTCTCGAAGAATTATATGAGGATAAATTAAAAGATTTTTTAGTTTATTCAATTAATCCAAATAATAAAGAATTTACTACAGGTAAAGCTGATTCAGTAGTTTATAAGGGCGTAAAAAGTGTCTTTGGTGTAACTTTGGACGATGGCACTATAATAACGGCAACAGCAGACCATAAATGGTTAACAAGTGAGGGTATTTGGGCTGAAACAAGGGATTTGAGTAATGGCATGTCATTAAGTTCTATTTATAGTAAAATAAATAAAAATGGAGATGAAAAAATATTAACAGGTAAACATAAAGTAATTTCAATTAAATCCAAAGGTAATGAAAAAACTTATGACATTTTAAATGTTGGAGAATTTTCAAATTTTGGGGTTATGTGTAACACGGGTATGGTGATTTTGCATAATTGCACACCAAATGATAAAGGTAAAATCATAAACGTATTTTCGGATAGCAAAAGGGTTAAAAATATTTTAGAGGATTTATTTGTAAATAGATTAGATATTCACACTTCACTACCAATGTGGACACGAAATCTTTGTAAATTCGGCGATAATTTCATTAATTTAAATATAGACGATAAGGCTGGAATCATGGGTGCTAGGCAATTACCAAACTTTGAGATTGAACGAAGGGAAAATAATGTTAATGGTATTATATCACCATCCCAATTAAATGGAACAAACCAGGATGAAACACAAAACAAAACAAAATTTTTCTGGAAAGGTAGGGATATAACGTTTAATTCTTGGCAAATAGCCCATTTTAGATTATTAGGTGATGATAGAAAATTACCATATGGAACCTCATTTTTAGAAAAAGTTAGGCGTATTTGGAAACAATTAATTTTATCTGAAGATGCGATGCTGGTTTATCGTGTAACCAGAGCACCAGAAAGACGTGTATATAAAATATATGTTGGTAATATAGATAATAAGGATGTTGAACAATATGTTAATGAAATAGCAAATAGGTTTAAAAGAGCACCATTGGTTGACCCTCAAACTGGTCAAATGGATTTGAGATATAACCAACTTGGGTATGACCAAGATATATTTGTTCCTGTTAGAACCGAAAATGCAGAAACGCCCATTGATACACTTCCAGGCGCATGTATTTCATTAGATACACGAATCCCACTTTTAGATGGTAGAACATTATCATTAAATGAGATAATTAATGAGTGGAACTTTGGTAATCGAGATTTGTGGGTGTATTCTTGTGACCCTAAAAATGGAAAATTAGCACCTGGTATAATAACTTGGGCTGGTGAAACAAGAAAAAACGCAGATGTAATTAAAATAACTTTAGATAACGGAGAGTCAATTATTACCACACCTGACCATAAATGGTTGCATAGGGTAAAAGGATTTGTTGAAGCCAATAATCTTATTGTGGGTGATTCTTTAATGCCATTTTATAGAAATGACGAAAATGAATCTATAAACAAAGATTTTAAAAAGCATGAAAAAGTTTGGGATAATGCTGAAAGAAAATGGGTTTATACAGATATAATGGTTAATGAATTTATGAAATCTAAAGGACTTAAAAAGCATTTTATTTCTGATGATATTTATGAAAATCAATCCCCAGAATTAATAACTGAATTTGATAATACGTATAATCATAAAATAGTAAAAATTGATTGGTTGAACACTAAAATGGATACTGGTACTATTACTGTGGACGGTAATGATATTTATCATGATTATCACACATTTGCAATAGAAAGTGGTGTTTTTATTAAAAATTCAAATTTAGACCAGATAGCCGATATTGAATATTTACAAAAGAAATTATTCACTGCACTACGAGTTCCTAAAACTTTTTTAGGTTTTGAAGAAGCAACTGGAGAGGGTAAAAATTTGGCGCTACAAGATATTAGATTTTCAAGAACAATTAATAGAATTCAACAAGCAATGCTTCATGAATTAAATAAAATTGCAATTATACATTTATATTTACTAGGGTTTAATGATGATTTAGATAATTTTACATTATCATTAAATAATCCATCAACCCAAGCAGAAATGTTAAAAATAGAACAAACTGCCTCAAAAATTAGTTTATATAAAGATGCTGTCTCTGATGGTGGAAATGGATTTTCACCTATGTCAATGACTAGGGCTAAAAAAGAAATTTTAGGGTGGAGTAATGATGAAATAAAAGAAGATTTAATTGAACAAAGAATTGAAAGAGCTGCGGCATCTGAACTTGAAAACACTCATAGGGTAATTAAACACACTGGATTTTATGATAAAGTAGATAGAGTTTATGGCGATATGGATATTGCAATGAAGGGTGGGCAAACCGATGAAGAGGCTAAGGAAATTAGTAAAGATAATAAGAGCGGTGGATTCGGAGGTGGGTTCGGAGGTGGGTTCGGAGGTGGGTTTGATGATGCCCCAGATTTAGACTTAGATAATATTGATGATGATATTGGTGGGGAGAATGGAGATGATATGGGTGATACTTTAAAATCAAATGATTTAACTAACGATGATAATAAATCAGAGGAAGATAAGGAAGCTAATGAAGGGATTAAAATAAAAAATAAATTAATACATGAAAATAAGAACATTTATAATAAATTATTGAATAAAATATCAAATCCTAAAACACTTGGTAGGAGTAATGTAAAGATTTATAATAAAAATTTAAAATTTAATGATAAAATAAACAATATGATAAATGAAATTGATAATAAATTAAAAAAATAATACTACTTAGATATTAACTTTTTAGCCTTTAATTCATATTTATTTAAAAAATAATATAATGCAAAATTTTGGAACGATAAACGAAACATTTAATAACATTTTTATTAATGGTATTGGAAATGCCAATAATAAAAATAAAAAAATGTTCAAGAAATATGCTAAGACACTTAGGTCTAGTAACGTGCTTAGGACACAATTTCATGTATATAATAATATTGAAAATAAAGTGGAAAAAGATGCATATAAGTCTTTAAATTATATTAAGGAATCGATTTCTATGTTAAAAAACCTGGGGGTTAATAACATAATTAATGAAAACAACTATTTAATAAAATTTCTTAAAAAAAATGGGTATGATTTATGTGATGACTATGACAATAAAATTTTACATGAAAATATATGGAAATTGGTTAAAAATAAAAAGACCCCAAAAAACTTAGATTCATTATTAGAAAGTTCTTATTATATTAACAACTATATTAATAATAACGAAAAAACACTTATTAGTGAAAATAAAGAAAATGAAGTATTTTCAAATGATGCTGTCGGAACTATAATGGTTGATAAATTTAATAAAAAATATCATGATTTAAGTGATAATGATATATCATTATTTAAAGAAATTACCCTTGGAGATGATAAATCAAAAATGAACTTTTATAAAAAAACAATTGATGAATGTATTGTCCTAATTAATAATTCTATTTCTAAATCTACAATTAATGAAAAAGAAAAATTATTAGAAGCTAAGGATAGATTATTAAAATACACATACAGTAAGGAGCAATTCCCTTCAGAAATAATTAAAATAAACGCTTTAAAGAATGACTTATCATTAAATAAGTCAAGTAATTAATCTAATGGGGAGTATATCTGAATGGTTACTGAATCAAGCACCAGTTATTGTTGTTTTGGGTGGGGTAATATATTGGTTACAGGCTAAACTAGGAAAAGCTGAGACGGATAAAGATTCGTTGGCTAGAGATGTTATAAAATTAACAACATTGTGGGAAGAAAAAAATAACACTGTTGAAAATAACACCGCTAAAATTGAGGGTAAGATATTGGATTTATTAAGAGAAATAAAAAATTTAGTTTCAAAAAATTAAACTATGAGAATATTTAAAAATATTTTTAAATCTAAGAATGATAATTTTTATAAAGCAAGATATGGGCTTAGAATTTTAAAAAAAAGACTAAATGGATTTGTTATTTCGTTTCCAGACATTACATCTGAAGAAATAATGTTTATTAAAGACCATTGGGAAATTTTACCAAAAAATTTAGCTAATAATGTTAAAATAATGGCACTTAATTTTAATAATGAAATTAAATTATTGTTAACGTCCTACAAGCCTAATGGGTATATCAAATCTTATAGTCATCATTCTGAATATGAATATGGAACTATATTAAATGGTTCTTTAATTGATAAAATAAGCGGTAAAGTATATAAGACTGGGGAAAAATATAAATTTAAACCAAATCAATTGCATTATTTACAATCTAAAAAGTCTGGGTGTTTAGTATATTCGGCTTTAACATCACATGATAAATATGACTTACCGTCTTTAGATGAAAATGAAATTAAATTACTTTTAGTAAATAAGTAACCTACTAATTATATATTAATCAATATTATTTATTAAAAATTAATTTATTATTATTATTATTGACTATTTAAATTAAATTACATAAATTTAATTAAATTAATAGTATGAGAGGAAGAGAATTTAAAATAAATAATGATAATTATACTTTATCATTTGGGGTTGTAAATAATTTAAATCAAAAAACATTATATCTAAAAATAAACGCATGGGCATTACCAAAAATAAATGAGTCCCTAAATTATAAGAGGATTGTTAGAAAGCTTAATAAAAAAGTTAAAGCTTATATTTATTTACATTTAAATAAAAAAATATTTGATGTTACCAAAACAATGGTTAATTTAAATATTAAAGAATCTGGCATTAGATATGGTAAACACAGTTTTATGAATTGTGAAATAACCTTAACTCAAATAAATAATTTAAATTTAAAATCACCTCAATTAATTAAATCTATTAATATATTAATAGAAAGCATATTAACTAATGTAATAGAAAAAGATGAATATTTTTTATTCTACAAAAAAAAATATCATACTCCACAAAAAGTTTAAGTAAGCTTAATTAAGTTTTTTTAAGCATTAGCATATATTTATTGATAAAGAAAATATATGCCAGAAATAAAAATAACAAAACCAGGCGAAACTAGTTGGGGAATTTTAATAGAGCAAGATAGTGGATTTATTGAACCGAATGATGCTAGAAATAAATCATTTGTAAATGAAATAAATAAAATAGGCTCAGATAAAATAATTATTTCAGAACCATTAAGATTATTTGTCGTATTACAAAAATATGGCATTAAAAATAAAAATGGTAGAATCTACCCTAAAGATATTTTAGAGCGTGAAGCTAAAAATTACGAGAAACTTATAATAAATCGCTCAGCTATTGGTGAAAGTGACCATCCAGATACTGCAATAATATCAAACCGTAATGTATCACACGAAATTAAAAAAATTTGGTGGGAGGGTGTAACTCTCGTTGGTGAATTAGAAATATTAATGTCTCCTGGATTTATTAAACAAGGAATTATTTCTTGTGAAGGTGATAGGGTGGCTAATATGTTAAGAAAGGGCATTAGAGTTGGTGTATCATCTAGAGGGGTCGGTTCTTTGGATGAAATAAATGAAGATACTTTTATAGTTCAAGATGATTTTGAACTAATATGCTGGGATATTGTAACTAGCCCTAGTACTCCTGGTTCGTATATATTTAGAAATAAGCATGAGGCTGCCCCATTTATGGAATCTAAAAAAATAAATAAAAATTTATTAATTGATAAGTTGAATAAATTTTTATTGTGAACCACCCACCCATGCTAATAGGATAAATTAGCCATAGCCTCAATCATATAAAATTTTAGGGCATAAGAATAACTCAAAAGTATTTCAGCATGAGCTAATGGGTTCTACGTGATGCATGGAGTCTCATGAGTCTTTATCCAATGGAGGGTTAATTAAAAAAAAAATAAATAATTTAAATTTTAGTGTTTTTTTCTTCAAAATAAGAATTTTAAAAAATAAAAGCATATTTATAAACAAATGTGTGATTTATAATCAACAATAAATTAAAAATAAATTTAAAAATGAAAGACGCCAAAAAGTCTATAATTACAGAAGCAATAGCGGAATACGACCTTATTCAAAAAGTGCTTAAGGAAAATACTAAAGAAATACTTCGTTCGGTAGCGAAAGAAGAAATTACTAGTACGCTAAAAGAATCATTAAATGATGATGATTATGACATCGAAGATGTCGAAGATAATAATGAAGATGTTGGTAATCTCCCTGTAAATGATTCTCCTAGCATGGAGAGTGATGATAATATGGATGATTACCCAGAAAATCCAGTTGAAGGTAGCGATGACTACGAAACTGAAAAAGGTAGCGATGACTACGAAATGGATATGACTACAGCATCAGATGAAGACGTTATTTCTGTTTATAAAAAATTAAGCGGAGATGATGAAATTGAGGTTATTTCACCAAATGAAGTTATTATTTCAGACCCAGTATCTGGTTCTGAATATGATGTTAAACTGGGTGGAGGAAATCCAATAGACCAAGGAGAAATGACTCCAGATGGTAACTTAGAAACAGACGTGCCTGATGCGGAAATGGATGTAGATGATGCGGAAATGGATGTAGATGATGCGGAAATGGATGTAGATGACGCAGAAATAGACGTAGATGACGCAGAAATAGACGTGGACGATGCGGAAGCAGATGTAGATGATGCAGAAATAGATGTAGATGATGCGGAAAAAGATGAAGATGAATTGGGTGAAAATATTGTATATGAAATAGAATTATCAAATGACGATGAGGTTAGTGAAGATATCATTAGACCAAAAGGTCATGATAAAGAGTTAATAAATACACCATCACCAAATAGTGGAGATATTGATAAACAGGTATCACCAATTGATTCTGATTCTGGAGATAATCTAGTAGGGGGATTTGATGATAATGGTCAAAACGGAACTGGCGACTCACATGGTAAACATATTATGGAAATGGATGACAGTGAAGAAGAAGACATGAATAACGATAAAGACATTAATGAAACTGAAGAACCTATTGATGAATCTATTCCCAAAGGGAATGGCGATGGACATAGACTCCCAGCAAAAGCTGATATTGGCCAACCAGTAGGAACTGGTGCAAAGCATGTTCAAGGCGTTAAGGGTGGTAAACTTAAAGAGGTTTCAATTAAATATAATTCATTACTAAATGAGGCTAAAAAAATAAAAGCCGAAAATAAAGTATTTAAAGAATCTTTAAAAGATTTCAGAAAAATGCTAGCTGAAACAGCCGTATTTAGCTCTAATTTAACATATGCCACTAAATTATTTTTAGAACACTCAACAACTAGTAATGAAAAGAAACAAATATTAAGTAGGTTTGATAATGAAGTTTCTACAATTGAAGAGTCTAAAAAAATGTACAAATCAATTGCTTCTGAATTAGGTAGTAAAACACCTTTAAGGGAATCAATAGAAAGAAAAAATGGGAATGGTAAATCAACAAGCCAATCAACACAATTAAATGAAAATAGAGCTTATGTTGACCCAACCCAAACAAGAATAATTAGTTTAATGAATAAACTTAAATAATAAAATAATAAAACAAAAATAATATTATGACAAATTTTTTAACATCGGGTAAAGTTGGAAATATCAAGTTTAACCACATGAAAGAAATACGTGAAGACACCGTTAAAAGGTGGGATAACTTAGGATTCTTACAAGGACTTAAGGGACACGTAAAAGAAAATATCGCTCAATTATATGAAAATCAAGCCACAAATTTATTGAACGAATCAACTGGAACTGCAAGTTCTGGTTCATTTGAAACTGTAGTATTTCCTATAGTAAGGAGAGTGTTCTCTAAATTATTAGCAAATGATATCGTTTCAGTACAAGCAATGAATATGCCAATTGGTAAATTATTCTTCTTTGTACCACAAACATCAGCTAGATATGATGGCGTTAGCGCATATGGAGACCCTCACAAAGACGGTCCTCAATTCTCTGCACACACATCTATGGGGTCTGATGGATTACCAATTGTAAAAGGTGTTCCAGGATATACACCAACATCATATTTATCTAAAAATCTTTATGATATTTATTATAATGATGGATTATTTGATGCGTCAAAAGGTGAAATTTCAATTATTACTGGTACTGCTGGATTAGTTTCTTTAGATGCTAGTGGAAATTTCTCAACACTAACTGGTAGTAGTACTTTAAAATTAGATACCGATGGTACTCTTAGAAATTTTAAACTTAAAGTAAGTGGATTTGGAGTTGGTTCTAATAAAGGTAGAATGAATGGTCCTGATGGACACACTATGGATACTGAATCTTTCTTAGCTTCATTAAAAATAGTGAATAATGGTTCAGCTATTAATGACCAAGATGGATTTGAAATTATTTCAAGTGCTGGTGAAATTCCATTTAGAGTAGTAACTCAAAAATATGGTAAAGGTATTGTTGCCTATAATGATATTTGTGATGCTAATGGTGATATATTCCTTGAAGCTGACATTTCTCACCCCGTTGATACAACTGGAACAAAAACACATGATGGCTATGTTGGTGCATCTGGAATAACAGCCGCATCTGGCGTAACTGTTGTTGTGTCTTGGGCAGAATATAAAAACTTAGAACTTGAAACTGAAATGGGAGAAGTTTCTTTCAAATTAGATGAAGTTGTAGTTTCTGTAACTGAACGTAAATTAAGAGCAACATGGTCTCCTGAATTAGCACAAGATGTTAGTGCATTTCACAATATAGATGCTGAAGCTGAATTAACAGCTATGTTATCTGAACAAGTAGCTGCTGAAATTGATAGGGAAATCCTTAGAGATTTAAGAAAGGCAGCATCTTGGCAATTAAGATGGGATTGGAATGGCTGGAGAAAAAGTTCTCTTGCTGCAAATGCTTACACCCAAAAAGACTGGAATCAAACTTTGATTATGAAAATTAATCAAATTTCAGCTCAAATTCATAAATCAACCCTTAGAGGTGGTGCAAACTTTATAGTAGTTTCTTCTGAAATTTCTGCAATTTTTGATGATTTAGAGTATTTCCACGTAAGTGATGCAAGCCCAGAACAAGACCAATATAATATGGGTATTGAAAAAGTTGGTTCATTAAGTGGTAGATATCAAGTATATCGTGACCCTTATTCTCCACCTGATTCAATAATTATTGGACATAAAGGTAAATCATTGTTAGATACAGGTTATATTTACGCACCATACGTGCCAATGCAATTAACCCCAACAATGTATAACCCATTCAACTTTGCACCTGTAAAGGGTATAATGACTCGTTACGCTAAAAAGGTGGTCAATAATCGTTTTTATGGGCAAGTTAGGGTTGATGGATTACAAACATTTGATGTAACTGAATTAAGATAATAACTTAATAATTAATAAACTAAAAGGTCTGATTAAATTCAGACCTTTTTTTTATCCATATTCACTTTCTATTAATTAAATAGTGGTAGGTACAAAACAAATGGGTTATAAAAATAAAAAATATTTAAAATTACTTGTTTTATTAATTAAAAATTTATATCTTTATCTCATATAAAGATATTATGGGAAAAAGAACAAGAATAATTACTGAAATTGAAAAAAATGAAATTGTTAAATTATATTTAGAAGATAATTTTGGAATTACTCCAATAGCCACTAAGCATAAATTAGGTAAACTTAAAATTAAAAAAATTTTAAATAACCGTGGTGTTAAATTAAAAAAACGTGGTGGTAAAATTAATGATGATTTAACAAAAAAAATTAAAAATTTCATACCAAGCTTAAATAAACCTTCTAAGGGTAAAGTTTTAATTGCTGTATGCAATTCAACAGGTAAAATAATATTAGACTATAATAATCGCAGTGGTGGATTGTCAAAACATTTAATGAATTTGGGTATCCATTGTGATATACCAAGTAATACTTATCAAAGAAATAAATATTTCATTGAAAATAATAAACAATGGTATGAAAAATATTTTACAATTAATGAAATAGATTTAAAAAAAACTAGAAAATGTGAATTATGCAATTGGGAAACAATTGATATTAAAAATAAAAGTGGTGTATTTGAAAATCATTTAGTGAATAAGCATAATATTAGTTTAGAACAGTATTTGGAAAAATTCCCAAAAGAAATTAAATATCACCCAGTTTATGCTAAAAAATTAGAAAATAATTTATTTTTAAATAATAAAGATAACTTTATTATTTGTGAAATATGTGGAAAAAAAATGAAAAGTATAAATAACACTCATTTAAAAAAACATAATATAACCCCGCAAGAATATAAAGAAAAATACGGTAATTTATTATCAAAAAAAACACATAAAATTTTTAGTGATAATTTTAATGATGCTAGTTTATTAATTAAAAAAAGGTTTACCTCTAAAGCTGAAATAGAAATTAAGGAATTTGTTAAATCATTAGGATTAACTATACTTTCGAATAACCGTAAATTATTAAAGGGGGTTGAATTAGATATTGTAATACCGAATCATCATTTAGCAATTGAATATAATGGCTTATATTATCACCAAGAAAAAATGGGTAAAAATAGATATTTTCACCTAAATAAAACATTATTATCAAATTCAATTGGCTATGGGTTAATACATATTTTTGAGGATGAGTGGGTAAGTAATAAAAATCTAATTAAAAATAAGCTAATTCATATACTTGGGTTATCAAATAGTAATAAAATTGGAGCTAGAGAATGTATTATTAAAGAAATAAATAATAAAGAAAAATCACCATTTTTAAATAATTACCATATACAAGGAAATGATAAAAGTAATATTAAATTGGGAGCTTTTTATAATAATATACTAATTGGGGTCATGACATTTAAAAATAAGCGTATTATGACAAAAAATCTTAATAAAGGTGGGTATGAATTATCTAGATTTGCAACCCACGATAATTATATTATTAATGGTTTACCATCTAAAATTTTAAAATATTTTATTAAAAATTATAACCCAAATAATATTATTAGCTTTGCTGACAGAAGGTGGACATTAGACCCTTATGATAATATGTACACAAAAATGGGATTTAAATTAATGAATATAGGAAAGCCTAATTATTGGTATTATAACTCTAGCGTTAATAGATTAAAAAGATTTCATAAATTTGGATTTGGTAAATCATCATTAAAGAAAAAACACCCCAATTTAGATTTTTTAAAAACTGAAAAAGAATTAACAATAGAACTGGGTTATGACCGTATTTGGGATTGTGGATTATTTAAATATGAAATTATATTCAGATAATAATATTGTTAATTAGTACTTATTAACTTACTTTATTTTTAATTAATTTTATCCTTTGTTTTTCCATTTTATTTATTAATTCTAATGATTTTTTAATTGGGCTATCTTTAACCCAAAATATAGCCCTTTTAAGTTCTGAGTTAACTTTATGTAATTTCATCTCATCAATATTCATATCAATTTTTATTAAATCTTTTATATATTATTTTGAATAATTCATAAAACTGCTACGGAAACACACTCATCAGCTGCGCTGTGGGTGTGAGGAAAGTAGCTAACCCCTAAATTAATATTATTTTTTATCAAACATATGAAAATATTTTGTATATTTGCATTGTGAAAGTGACATTTAAAATAAAACTTTTGCCTACTAAAGAACAGGAAAAACTTATCATAGATACTATGAAAGAAGTTAATACTGTTTGTGATGCTATTTCTGAAATAGCTTTTAAGGAAAAGTTGTATAATCAATATAAAACACATCATAAAGTTTACCATACTTTTAAATCCAAGTATAATCTTTCTGCACAAGTACTTGTACGTGCTATTAGTAAAGTTACCGATAGTTATAAGATTGATAAGAAAGTACAACGTAAATTTAGACCACTTGGGGCAATAACTTATGATAGCCGTATTCTTACCTACAAAAAAGAGATTGCTTCTATATGGCTTATTGGTGGTCGCCAAAAAATACCTTTTGTTTGCCATAATAAAAAGTACATTCCATATATAAAAGGAGAAGCAAATTTGGTTTACAAAAAAGGTAAATTTTATCTTTTTCAAACTATTGACGTTCCCGATGAAGATATTAAAGACATAGAAGAATTTATAGGCTGTGATTTTGGTTTGAATACCATTTGCCACACGTCTGATAACATTGAGTTTTCTGCCGATAAACTTAATGAGTATAGAGAACATCGGCAAAAAGTTCGGAGTAGTATCCAATCCAAACGCACAAGAAGTTCTAAACGACTTTTGAAAAGGCTTTCGGGAAAAGAACGTACTCACGCCACTATCATCAATCACACTATCAGTAAACAAATTGTCAAGTCTGCTAAAGAGCAAGGAAAAGGTATTGCCATTGAGGATTTGACAGGTATTAGATTTAACTCTAAAAGACGTTCTAAAAAGTTTAAAACTAAACTTGGTAAATGGAATTTCAGTCAACTTAGAAAATTTCTTGAATACAAAGCTTTGCTTAATGGTGTAAAATTGATTGTTGCACCACCTAACTATACAAGTCAAACTTGTAATTCTTGCAACCATATCGGCAAACGAACAAACAAGGTGTTTAAATGCACTAATACAAATTGCGAAGTAGATACGATAGATGCTGATTTTAATGCGGCTAAAGTTATCGCTTCGTTGGGGATTTCTATAAACAATCCCGAAAGACAGACTATGTTTTGCTCTATTGCTTCTCATTTTTCTAAGTCTAAAACCAACACATCACTTTTTAGTGTGTGTGGGTAGTTTATTAATTGGTATTTCCTTTCCGCCCTTTTCAAGTTCAACTTCTATATCTTTTGCAATTTCTCCAATATTATACTGTGTATAACCAAAATGTCCTCCACTCATTTTTTATTTTATTTTAATGATAACTAAGATTATATACCACAGTAAGTTTTTTATTAGTAAAATCAATGGGTGCATGTTCAGTAACAAACGTAATAATTCGTAAACCGTGAATACTACCATCATCATAATAAAGAGTTTCCGAATCATTTACTATTTCTGTTATGAATTTTTTAAATCTACGTCTGATATCTAAATTAAACTCAACTTCAAGCCCCAATTCTATTAATTTACGACTTATAATTTCATTTCTTTTATCATTTATATTTTTAACTATTTTTTTTGTAATTACATCTGATAAATTTGGGGTTGAATGCAGACTACCAAGTTCACATGCTATATTATCATTATTTTCACCACTTTTAATATTTTTAATGTGTTCCATTTTTTTAAACTCTTTGCTCATAATATTATTTTTTGTGTTATTCTCCATTATTAAACGCATCAACCTTGTAAAATTTATAAAAGCTACTTATACTTAGATTCCCAAAGTAAATAAGACCATTTTTTTCTATAACGGTTACTATTGGTCTTAAATCAATTTTAAAGCCATCTTGGCATCTTAAAAAGCCATCTCCACGTATTTTATCGCCAATCTTAATTTCATTTCCATTGGTGTCAATTATTTTTTCCATAATTAATTATTTTTATTTCCAGTTTTCTCTCCATTTGGGACAAATATTTTTTTTAATGTTTTCATACTCTTAATTTTAAAAATTAATATTTATTTTTATGTTTGTTCACTAGCTAACTACCCCTTAATTAATTTATGAAATGATAAAACCCCAAATAGCCAAAAAAAATTTAAGTCATGACTAAATATAGTTGAAGATTTATTATGAAAATCAAATCTAATCTTATAATATCCCTCAAGTATTTGCCCGTCAACAGAACGTTCTATAAAAATTGAAATCTCACATTTACCATTCTTTAATTTTACTTTTTCCATTCTATTATGCGTTTCATCCTTCTTAATGTGCTTTACCTCACTAAAACCATTTTTTTCTAAAAAGTTAATAGCATGTTTCATAATAGTTACAATATATTATATATTTCAAATTATCATTTTAGCAAAACTACAAAAAAAAAAGGAAATAACAAAATTATTTCCTTTATAACGTAATTATCTATTATTATTTATTGTTTTTTTCCGCAATTTGGACAAAATTTATTATTTTTTTTAATCTTTCCACCACAATACATACAGTATTTTTTTATTAAATCACTACTCCCTATATTTTTTTGAGATAGTGGAAGTAATTTATATGATTTTTCAAAAAATGAAAATGAATTAAAAATAATATCTACGTCATTTAATTTTTGTGTAGAATGACTTCCCTTTGAAACTCTCCCAGTCTCAATAGTATTCGTAAAATTACAATTCCCATTAGTATTAGTTAAGGTATTAGATGTGTTACTAATACCTATACTATTTGTAGAGTTATTGGTTGTTACATCAAAATTTAATCCAGTATCATAACCACCAAACCAATAATCAGTTTGATATGTTGGATAAGTATATGAAATAAATTCATTGAAAAATTTTATCTTTATTATGCCATTATTTTTAATTGCATTTTTCCCAACATTAGTGCCAGATATATTATAAGTGTCAAAAATAAATTTTTTATTTGATTCTAAAAATCTATCCAAAAATATCCTTTCACCAGGTCTAATAACCAATCCGTTATTTATGGGAATGTTATTTAATATTATTTTGGCTAAAATATTATTTTGTAATGGATTAAAAAATTCTAATTGAAATTCTTGTTTATTATTTAAATAATAAATTGGAAGTTTATCATTTTTATTGTAAAGTTTCATTCGGCATTTATTTATTGCCAAATTAATTGTTGGGAACATGTTCCCCAAAGTCGTTGCTTTCATAATTTATTTAATTTTTTTTTTATTAATGTGCCAATATTTTCATTACCTAAATAATTCTAAAGCCAAGTTAATGACTCAACACCAACACGTATATAATTACGTTATTATTAAATATATTATAAAATAATTAAAAATCAATAATTAATTATGAATTTCTTTTATCGGACTCATTAACTATATCAAACCTTACGATATTTTTTGTTGTTTTAATTTCATAATTTGAACTAGATTTAATATCTAAATAGTATGTTTGTGGAATTAAACTAGCGGTATCTAATAAGAAATAGTTATAATTAAATGCCAAATTAACTGGGGTGTAGTCTATTACAGTATACTCACCCTTACCTTCTTTAATATAAAGTCTATATTCCAATGAATCTAAAACTTCTTGTTGATTTATAGTATATGGTATTCTTGCCATAATGCTAATTTTTCTAATATCACCCCTTTTAATGTTTTCCTTATCATTAATACCAGAAATATTAAATGTAAATTTTTTGGATTGGGTAATGTCAGAACCTATTAAATAGTATTCATTAGAATCTTTAAGTTCGAATTCTAATTCTATTGGTGGTCTACTAATTCCATTTATCGCTATACCGTCCCAGATGTCTTCATATAACGTGCATGTATTTCCACTAGATGGTATAAGCAAATCTATTGAATAAATTCCTTGGGAAACATTAGTTATTGATGAACTAGTAAAGGCTGAAAATAAATTTCCGTTATCATCATTTATATTTACTGTCATTGCAGACATACTATCAGCATTTGTTGGGGCTCCACCAACATTAATATAGAGATATAATTTATTTAATTTATCCATATAAAAGTTACCCCTAGAATCTATAATTTGCTCATTATATGTTGATTCAATATATGGCTCAAAAAATGTTTGGGTATGCCTTGTGAAAAATCCAGTATATTGTAAGTTATCAGTGATTAGATTTTCTAAGGCTTCATCAAATGCAATTCCAAGTCCGTTATTGGTATTTCCGCTTAAATATCCATTAATTTCATTTGATATATCAATATTAATATTTTCATTTCCATTATCGAAATGCTGAGTTGCTATAATTGTGGTACCACTTGACCAATTTGAAAAAACACCTCCGCCGTTAGTCCATGGTACTCCAGTTCTAGATTCAGCCCAATTAGATGGGTTTACACTAATAACTGTCTGGTCTACTGAAGTAAAAAATTTTTGAGCCTCATAATCATATCCAACACCTTCATCCCACGGTTGATTTATTGTAAATACATTTAAATTAAATGAACTAGCTCTAGATTTACCATCAGATGTTTTTCCCCCAAGCAATTGTTTATCAAATGCCCCCGTATTCGTCATTCTTAATTTATGGGTAAATTTATTTAAATCTGGGTACATTCCTTTGATTCTAAAATCCTTAATTCGTTGCAAATCAAAACTAAAAATAAATCTTGTAAATAATTTATTATTATTAATATCCCCCCCATAATATAATTCAGTAACTGGATTTTTACCTGTATTTGAATTTGAATTATAAATTAATGTGTTGTTCTTATTTAAATATGTTCTAATTATCATCCCTAGTTTATTAATAAATAGATTATAATATTAATTTATTTTAATGTTTTTAGATAGCATATTAGCTAAGGGATAGTTATTATATTTTGATATGGTTGATGCCCCAGCCAAGTCTTGTGGTTTAAGCCCAGGGTATGGGTGAACATGGTTTAAAAGTGCATCTTTTAACAATTTAAGATATTCTAATAATTTATCACCAAAAACTAATGGATGTGCCTCTTTTAGTATTTTATTTAATTCTTTAGAAGTTATATAATCATCTTGATTATTTAAAATAAATCGTGGATTGCCATTCTTATGAGTTATTAAATTAATTTTGTTAGATACCAAATTTATTACCCCTATTTTATTATTATCTACAATAGCATCATGTTTAATTTGAATATATGATGGGTTAATTTTATTAAATTTTGGGATTTCACCATCAATTAAATTAGAATTAAACTGACCAGCCCTAAATAATAGTTCCTTATCTTTTAAAATAATATCAGAATTATTTCTACCTTGTAAAGAAATGTCTTCAATCCCAGGATATACCCCCTTATTTTCTGGAATTGTGCTTGGGGCTTCTTTAGGTTCTTTGATACCGCTACTTAATACTGACTTAGCAGAGAATGGTTCAGTATCACCATTAAGCATCTGGGGTTGAGATATAATTGGACCAATATATAATCTATCGATAAATGGGTTTTTAATATCTGGTATAAAAATTAATACAGTTTCTCCAACTTTGGGTATTATATTTAAATATTTTTGTATCATTGGAAAAGCAAATGATAGTTCATTTGAGGCAATTGAATCATCAATCCCTTTGATTCTAACTTTTATTCTATTTGCCTCTACTTTATCATTATTAGATACCACAAGTCCATAATAAAAAATTGTTGTTTCTAATCGTTTTCTACTATCAGTATTATATGTACTCCCCCCTGGAAATGAATATTTGTTCATGTTTTAAATTATTATATTTTTATAATATTTTTGCATCCTATTAATTTATCTTATAACCCCATTTCCAGATGCTATGCTGGTTGTTACCCCTTTGCTGACTACTGGGCCTCCTAAATTTCCAGAACCTACGGTAGAGACTTGTATTCCAGGTGATATTACTATTTCAATTTTTCCATCCAGTTGTAATGATGATATTATCTCTTCAATTATTATTGAAATCATAGATTCCATAACATTAGATTGTTCTGAAAAAATATCACCAGAGGGGGCTCCACTTTCGGATTGCCTGCTTATTATGCGTGATGATATTAATCTGGCGCTTAATCCAGGTCTTAATTTTGCACCAGCTATCAATAATGGTGGTGGTAAATTAGTTAATGGCTTTCTTGGCACATTAAATGCGTTTGTTAAAATATTTAATACATTAGATAATGAACTGTTTACTCCCATGTCATGTTTTAGTTATTCCAGATATTTTTCTTAATAAATCATTTGAAACACCAGATAAACTAGCCAATTGGGCTTTTATCGTTAAAATTTTCTCTCTTTCTATTTTTTCAAAATTCTTTATTATTATTATTTTTATTTCTTTTAAAACTTTAGCTAATAAAATTTCAACAATTTCATTTCTAACCGTCTTTAATATTGCGGAAATTAGTACTTTGTTTTTTTTCATAAAATCTTCAATACTTGTAAAATCTTCATTGTAAATAATTTTATGATTAATTGCAAATATTGTGATTAGCTTAGGGGAAATAACAATATTAATGATAGACGTCATTAAATTGTGTATCATATTCTCGAAAAAATTTATTTTTATGTTAGTTTTATCCTTTTTATCACTATTTTTTGCTGAATCTGATGCCATACCGTCAATACCCTTTCTAACTACATTAATAATGTCTTCATTTAATTTTCCATTATTATTGTCATTTGCTAACGCTTCTAAACTAGAATTAAGATTTGATAAAGAATTTAATGGGATGGTTGAGCGTATTTTTTTAGATGTTTCTAATAAACGATGCCCCTTACTAAGTAAATTTGATTCGTTTTTTATTGCCGAAATTTCCTCATTTGTAAATGAAAAATAGGAATTATCTATAATGTCATTTTCATCAGAATTTATAATTTTATTAATAATTTTATTTATTGAAACACTTTGTTCAATACTCTGTTTATCTTTTTTAGTTTCAAAACTAATTGACCCAAACATACTATCAATAATGTTGTTTATTATTTTTTGTGGGTCTAATAAAACTATAGAATCAACATAATCATTATTTAAATCAGTTAATTTATTATTTGTTGAGTAGGTACTAAGTACTTTAGAATTTATTATATTGTTTATGCCAGATTCTGTATCCCCGCTAGAATTAAATTTAAACTCTAGTATATCAGATTTAGATGTATTATGCCCCCAAAATGTAGATTCTCCATTTTTTTGCATTGTATAATATAAATAAGTATTAAAATCTGTACTCTCTATTTTACTATTAATGTCATTATATAATAATTTACCCCCAGATGAGGTTGGGTTTATTTTTAATATATTGGAAAAATCCACACTATTAATATTAATTGAAACACCGTCATCTATTGCCCATTGTGGTATTGTTGGGTTAATGCCACAATTAATAATTCCTTTTAATGATTCTTTTATTGTTAATTTAATTTCATTCTCAATATTATCCAAATTATTGGTTAATGTTTCAACAATAACATTTTTAAGCCCTTCAAACCCAACCAGTGATTTTAACAACTCTATTAAATAGTTTAATGAGCCTTTATTTATTGGAGATAAAGATTTGGTAAAATTTTTTATTTTTTTTGGATAACCTTCAATTGATACTCTTAGTGCAGCAATTTCCCCAAAGATTCTTTTTTTTTGGCTTATTAAGGTCATTATTCATTTTTTTTATTTTTTTCTTCTATTAATTTTCTAATTTTTTCAAAGGCTTCCCCATCAGCTATTTCTGGATTATTTTCAATTGCGTCTTCTATTTTACCATTATTTTTTATTACTTCACTCTGTAATTTTCCCAAATCTAATTTTATTTTTATTGCCGAATCTTTAACTTTTAAAGCATCTGTTTTGGCTTTCGCAATTTTAGTGATATCATCAATATCATCTGTAACTACTGATGCTGAAACTTCATTAATAACTTTCTGAGCATCATTAATTTGTACACATGCATTGTTATATACTTCTTGCATTACGCCAGTTAATGAATTATCATTTAGTTTTATTTTTATTTTTTTAGGTCGCATATCTTTTTATTATAAATATTAATAAAAATAAATTTTTACAAATATCCATTTTCTATTTTATTTATTTTTAGTAATCCATATATTTTTTTATATCTTCTCATTGCAATTCTGACATCTTTAGTGTCTAAACCAGTATATGCTCTTATTGTTGCTAATATGTTATTTTTATTATACTTAGAACCACCTATCATATCATCAAATACTTTTTCCCAGTTATCCAATATGTAGATTAGTGCTTCCCCTAGTTTTTTCTCATTATCAGTTAATTTTTTTTTAGACGTTGTGGTGTTTTCTTCTTTTAATTCCTCTCGTATCTCGCTTGAAACATTTTTTATTAAATCATCTAGTTTATACTCAGTATCTGGGAGTTCATACGTGTATTTCTTATTATCATGTAATTTTGGCAAAGCGGAATCAAAATCACTAGTCTGAAGTAAATATTTACTATCTTTAATTATTAGCCCTAGCATATAATGCTTACATATTGTCCCATAATATGAATAAGCTTTATTTCCACTAGTGTAATCAAATTTATCTGCTTTAAGTATCAAATAAGATAATGTATCACTATGTAAATCATCAAATGAATAGTTTTTTCTATATAATTTATATTTTCTAATAATAGATTCAATCATAATATTAAAAGCATCTCTTAAATGTTCATTATATATTTTATTTCTAATTACATGATTTTTTTCTTTTAAAAATTCGACAATTGCGTCTTCTTGAGCTCTACCAAAATAAAGTCCATTTTTACGCTTTCTTCCTCTTTTTTCAGCCATTTTTATTTACCACTATAATTAATTTCCCTATCATTAGTATGAAAATATTCCTTTCTAGCTAAGTTTAACCACCAATTAGATTCATCTGGTGTTAATTTATCAATATAATTACTAAGTAATCCACCTTTTCGTAAATTCATATGCTTATACCCTAATTTTGGTATCACCATAATATTATTTGAGTTGTATGACATTCTTAATAGAAATTCATACATAAAATGTAATTCAATATTTTCTTTAATTTTACCAAATTCTTCATAAATTTCTTTTTTCATGACAATACCATCAAAATTAAATATTGGATTATTTAGTAAAGAGTCTTTATCCAAAACCCCCATTTTTTCTGAGAAAGTATGCGCCCACACTGCCTGATTGGATAACCCTATTAATGAGCTTGAATTATCAACATCAACTATTATTGGTAGAAATATGTTATACTCTTTATAAACATTGATGTATTTATTTGCGTTTTTTAGCCATATCTTACCCATTTCATCATCTTCTTCTAAAAATGAAAACCACTTTGTGTTGCATCCATCTACACCAATATTCATTTGTGATGCAAATGATGTTGATTTATCATGGGCTAAAATTCGGGTATTAATTCCGTCATAATTTTGGGATTTAACCAAGGCGTGGTCTTTTGTGCCTTTTCCAACAATAATTAATACCTCTTTTGGTTTATAATACTGTTCTTTTAAACTAGTAATTGCATTATTAAATAATACATTATTACCGTTATAAACTGGTATTATTACGGTTATCTCATTTGATATTTCTTTATTATTCTTCATATTATTTATCTTTATTTAATAGAGCTTCAAATTCATGTTTTCTATTACTAATAATATTTCCATAAACTTCCTTTATTTTATTCTTTTGATTATCTATCGAATAATTATTTTTAATTTTATTGGACTCATTAAGCATATCTTTTGGTTCGTAATCTTCTAACCATGACTCCATATAATTAGCGATTAAGCTTGGTATAGATAATATATTATTTGTCCACATTCCATTATTTTTTATTAAAATATTACCTTCTTTATCTTCGCTTTTCATCCATTCTGGTAATAAGTTTGGTATTTTGCCTATTATTGGCGTCTCGCATTTCATAGCCTCTATTGGGAAAGTTCCAAATCCAGAAACTTCATCAACCCAAATAGCCAAACATGATTTCCCTAACTCTTTTGCAAAAATTTGCTTTGGTAATCCTTTTAATTCTTTAAAACTAATCCAATTATACATTGGATATTGTAAATAAAAAGATTTAACAATTTTAAGAACATCACTTTGGTTTCTACACACAATTGAAATTATGGGTGATTTTAATTCTTTTGTTGGCTTGAAATAATCTGGAATTGATGGTGGTATTATGTATGTATGTATGTTATTAAATAAACTTTTAATATATGATTCTTGTGGTTCGCTTGTTGTGATTACATGATTAAACCCATAGGTTTTATTCCAGCTATCTCCAACGCCCATCAACTCTAAAGCATAGTTATATGATTGGCATAGAACTATTTTAGTACATGGTAAACTCATAACTTGTTTCATTATACTTGAAAATATTTCTGGAATAATAATGTAATCTATAGCTGATAATTTTAATTCTTGTTTTTCAATTGACACATGAGGTAAATTTGCATATTCTTCACCTAACCATTCTGAAATTCCTATGGTATCATTTGGGTCATTAGGATTTGCCCTTAATTTATAATCATTTTTTTCGTGTAAAATATACGCATTATAGCCTAACTCGATTAAAGACTTAACATGTTCATATATTGTCGCAATACTAGCAACTGGGTTACCTTTGGTATCCATAGTAAAGAAATATATCCCAAATTCTTTTTTTTCTATTTTACTAACAATTTCTTTTATTTTTTCTTTTTTATTTTCCATAATTTATTAACTCTTTTTTAATATATTATAATTAGATAATGTGTTAAATGCAAGTTTGAATCTTACTGTCATATTTTTTAAATTATTCGCACCAAGGTCAGGGTCATCTTCAGCATCCAACGTACCTAAATCATCAATTAGATTTTTTATTAATTCATATTTAACCATATTTACTTCATATGGTCTTGGGGTAATTTCTATTGTTTTTGTTCTTGTTAGTAATTTACCATCTTCACCATGTACATCGACAACTTTTGTTACCGAATCCTTGATTTTATCAGAAGTAATTTCTAACCTCAAAAATTTGGTTAACTCATCAAAATCAATAAAATATTCTTCGCCTAAAAACTCAATCATATTTCTTTTATTTTATTTTCTATATTACTCATTATTTTATCGTCATCAAATAATTGAGTGATACTATCAATATTTAAATCAGATTTGTTTTTTGTATTATAAGATGCATTAACTTTAACAGATATCTTATTTTTTGGCTTATTTTCTAATGCAATAGGATTTGCGGTGATTAAAACATCAATTTCATCCCATTTTTTTTTATAATCTGTTACGAATTTTAAATTATTACCGCTAAACCCTAATTTAGATAAAAAAAATAAAGTTGCTGGGATACTTTTTGAGGTTTCCCTACTTATTAAAACTAATTTATGTTTTTCGTTATCTATTATATCTTGTGAAAACTCATTATATTTAGCTATCACGTTATTGTGCAATTGGTCAGCATGACCAAATATTTCTAGTGATGCTTCAAAATATAAAAAATTATTTAATTCGTGGATATTACCAAATTTAAAGTATTTTAATAAATCCCATTCGTTTACTGGTGTTTTTTTTAAATCAAACTCACTTTTATACTTATTATACGTGTAGGCAAGTTGACCGATGAAATCTCTTATAACTTCGTTTATTGTTATTCCTATAACAGCCATATTTTTTAATATTTAATATAATACAATATAATATTATTGGTGTTAAAGTAAATAATTTAATTATAATTATTTAAAATTTTAGTGATTAAAGGATTTCTAATAATATCATTATCATTAAATTTTAAAAATCCTATCTCTATAATATTATTATGCCTATTTATGATGTCATATAATCCACTTTGTGTTACTGATTTAAATTTATCAGATTGGTCTAAATCCCCAGAAATTATAAATTTGCTGCAACTACCAAGTCTAGTTAAAATAGTTTTCATTTGGGATGGGCTTATATTTTGCCCCTCTTCAACAATTAATAAGGAATTATCTATTGTTTTACCCCTAATGAAACCCAATGGCTCGGCCATTAAAATTCCACATTCTTCTATTTTTTTCCGAGCGCTTTTTCCAATTATTTTATCTACAATATCTATTGATGATGCTAAATATGGCGCCAATTTTTCATGTAAAGTCCCAGGCAAAAAACCTAAATTTTCTTCGGATTCAATTGCTGGTTTTATTATTAATATTTTCTTAAATGGATTTGTGTGATTTTGTAATAGTTCTAATGCGCATGCAATTGCAATGAAACTTTTCCCTACACCACTAGGTCCGCATGAGATTATAATTTCTTTTTCTTTAATTAATTTAATATAATTTTTTTGATTAGTAGTTTTACTGGCATATTGTACCTTTTTTGCAATTCCAAAATATTTACTGGTTGGAATTTTAGTGCCAGATTTAGTAGATACCGTACTTGGTATTAATTTTTTTCTCCCCATAAATATAAATTAAAAATATTCATATTTATAATGTATCGATAAAATTAATTAAATAAATAGTTTCACAATAAATTACTTATAAGATTGATAAGTCTTACAATTAAAATACGTAAAATTTATAGGGTTTTAGTGTGAAAATGTTAATTTTTAGGTTCTTTATTTTCATATCTTTTTTCTAATTCGTCTAGTTTATATTTCTCAAAAATATTATCACCATTTATTGTTTTTGTGGCTAAAAACTTCAAAACATAATACCCATTAAATTTAATCACTTTGTCAAATTTAATTATTTTATATTCATATTCTAGCCCATCTTTGGCCCCTATACATTTATCGGTTATGAAACCAATTTTATTAAATTCAGTTATTGTTGATGTATACCCATTCATAATTTTTTTAATTTCTGATAATAATAGTCTACTTTTTCTATCATATTCATCTGGATATGTTGAAATATAAAATTCTAGTAATTTATTGGTCTTATCTATTTTTCGTACAATTAATTTTTTTGCGTATTTTTCTAACTCAAATTTTGGTACTAGATTACGTTGAATGTATATTGTTTTTTTATCTTCAAATATACTCATCATATCATCAAATGATATTTCCCCAATGGTTTTTGAATTATCTACCATTTCTTGCCCAACAAGGTTAAATTTTTTTGAATGCGGCATATCAAAACTGTTACTATTAAAAGTCTCTATGGTTGATTTTGTTAATGGCTCATTTCTAATTACTAGCTCAACCTCATATGGGTCATAATTATCTTTTAAAACCTTATTTAGATTATAATTATTAACAAATGACGACCTAACAATTGGCATCCCATCATTATCATAACCAGTAATATGGGAAGAAATATTTTTAGACTCTGAAAGAACTTTATATAGCCTCCATCTTAATTCCTTAACTGGTAAAGTTATTTCACCTTTTAATAAAGAATCAGAGAGCATCCCCTTATAATATGATTGATAGATTTTATTAGTATCTTTTAATTCATTACTACTTTGACTAAATATTATTTTTTCTGTTCTACCAAAAGCAAATGCTAGCATTCCTAATTTTCTATTAAACCAATTTTTTATTTTATTCATCTTTAGTATATAATATTTTAGAAAACTTCTTTAATTCTTTAATCTGTTTTTTAAGAGGAATTATATTTAGTTTATTTAAAAATTTTTCATGAATTGTACTTATTGTTCTATCACAATAATTTCTTGGTATCTTGGGAACTATTTTAATGCCTAATTCATAATTTTTATTTATTAATTCAAGTAATGCATATTTACTATAAACATCAGAATGAACATGCCTAACTCCGTTCCAATATAAATTACCAATTATTATTTTCTTGCATATTTTTGCAAATTCTAAACAAGTTATTCCATTCCAAAAATGATTAGTATAACCATAAATTTCAGAATTTTTATTAGATTTAACCCACTCAATTAATGAACGTTTTTGGTTAATTTCTTCCCCTATAATTGATGTCCTAATGATAGTGCAATTATTTGGTTCGCCTAAAGCTTTAGTCATTCCATATACGTCGGTAGCATCACGCCCATCCTTCTCATTATATGACCCCTTTAATCCAGAATAAACACAATCAGTTGTGGGGTGAATTAATTTTATGCCTAATGTTTCGCATGCATTAGCTAATAATCTTGGAAAGATGCTATTTACTTTAATTGCATTTAAATCACCCAATTCTAGAACCCTTGGCTTTATTGAGCCAATGCAATTTATAATAACATCCCCACTTTTTATTTTTAATAATTTTAAAGTATTCCCTATACTATCTTCAGTTGAATTTGAGGCATCTATTTTATCTCTATTAATTGATGTTACATTAAATTTTAAGCTTAGATATTTTAATGTATAACTTCCAAGCATTCCGTTACTTCCTAACACGTATATATTCATATTATCTAAAATTTTCATTCCATATGTCCCAATTTTTATATGGTAATCTTATATCATCCCCTAAACTTTCCTCTAATGTTGTGGTTGAGAAAAATTGTATTATCGTATTTTCTTCTAAATTTTTAAATCCATTATAATTGTTGGGGGGTATATATAACATTTTTGGCATTTTAGAACTTAAAACAAATGTCGAAATATGTTCGGTATCCATATCAACAACCCCGAATAATGCCGCCCCACTTGCAACATAGGCATATTTTCCTTCTTTTAAATGCCCATGCCAAGCTCTAATATACCCAACAGTATGATTTTCAACCTGATAAAATCTTTTAATATCCTTGAAATTAAAATTATTAACAAATTTAACATACCCCCTATCATCTACAAATAAGTCACCTTTGATTATTTCTGGTTTTTTCATATTGCTTCATTATTATTTTTTTTATTTGTCAAAAATGCCCCATTGTGGTAAATGTTATCCTCCAAATTATTAACTCTATTTTCTTTAAAAATTTTAACCATTCTATTAACTTCATCTTCTACACTAACAAATGGTCTATATTTAAATATTAATAGTGATTTAGAATTATCTATTTTATAGTTTCTAGCATCTTGGAATGAAATATTAACATACTTTATTCTAGTATTTGGAATTAAATTTGATATTTTATTCCCTAAATCACGAATAATAACATTTTCTTTAGAGATAATATAAATTCCACGATATTTTTCCTTACAGGCTTCTGAAATATATCCAGCAATATCAATAACCGAAATTATTGGCCTCCATTGCTCACCCCCATTTATTGTTATTTCCCCATATTTAATAGCTTTCATAGTCAAAACATTCACAACCAAATCCATTCTTAATCTAGAATAAGTATCCCCTAATCCAAATACTGTACCTAATCTAAAAATTGTTCCACCACAGTCATTAACATATTTTTCAGACTTTAATTTTGTGCGTGCATATGATGATAATGGATTTGTTGGGCTTTTTTCATTTAAAAGCCCGTCTTGTGCACCGTAAACGGAACAAGTAGACATAAATATTATATGTTTTTTTGGGGAAACTAATTTACAAAACCGTTTGATGGATTTATAATTTATTTCCTCAGTTAATATTGGGTCAACACTACAAGCTGGGTCCCCAACCAATGCTGCCATTAAAATTATAATATCGAAACTATTAGACACTTTTATTAGTTTTTTAGTATCTCTTATATCTCCATAAATGAATGGTATTTCTTTTAGAAATCTTTTTTCATATAATAAATTATCATAAACCGTAACACTAAACCCATCTTTAATTAATTTATCACTTGTTAGACCACCTATATAACCAGCACCACCAACTAATAAAACTTTTTCTTTTTTCATTATTTATATTATTTTTTATTCCAAACACAAAACCAACACCCAGTGTCCATATTATTCGCAACTAATTCTGGGTTTGTGTGAAATATATTATCTAATATTACTTCATCAAAGCCCAATTTATCAATATCTTCATCGTACCAATAGCTTCTATGTGTTTGATATGTGTCACCACCAAGCCCTGAATAATCTTTATTTTGAGGAAATTTACCAGCAGGTACCATTAAAATTATTCTTTTAAAATCTTTTTTCAATTCTTTAATCCAATTAAACCCAACATTTTTATCAAAATGTTCTAAGACGTCAATTATCATAGCAACATCTAACTCATATCCACTAAGAAGTTTCTTATATTCTAAAACATTGCCATGTATTTTTATGCAATCATTAAATACGGGGTTACCGAAATGGTCATTTTTTGAATCAATATAAGGTTTATAAATTTCAATGCCAATTTTAGTCTTTATTTTAGACTCAACATGCTTTAATTTCTCGAAAAACATAGCACCAAGTTCAACAACAGAATTACACCCCATTGTTTTTTCACTAATCCAATTATTTAAATTTATTCTTTTTATTATTTTATTCATAATATCTTATATTATACCAAAAAAAAATAAAAAAGTAAACCCTTTTAATTATATCACTCATAAAGTATTTATTAATTTAATCCATTTATTTTTACATGTTTCCGTATCTAAACCTAAATCTAAAAATGCTTGCCTAGGTTTAAAGCTTTCTAAATTATTTTTAACATATTTTATTTCATTTATAAAATTAATATAACTAAGTGAATTTACATTCCTTCCCCACTTCCCACTTTTTAAATTAAAATAGACCCCAACATTTGATGCAACAATCGGTAAACCACAAGCCCCAGCTTCAATTCCAGCTAGATGTAATGTCTCAATCTTAGATGTACATACTAGCAACTCACAAGAGTTCATTATTTTTATTAAAGTGTTATGATTTACCATATTAAAACACTTAACTCTAGAATTATTAATTTTGTAATTATCTTTCATAACTAAACAAAAATTATAATCTGTATTATTAATGACATCAAGCATAATATCAAAGCCTTTGGGGGTAATGTTGCTTGCCCCAATAAATAATATTGAATTGGGTAAGATACCTAATTCATCATTAAATTTTTTATTTAAAATCTTAAATTTATTAAAATCAACCCCTAAATTAATTATTTCTGATTTTGTGCTTATTTTACCATTGTAAAATGATTTAGTATATGGTGAATTATAAACTACTATGTTAGAATTATTACAAACATCTATTTGCTCACTATTAGAAGGTAATAAATCTTGCAAAATACTAATTGTTTTAACTGGAGTATTTATTTTTCTAAAATATGTAGCATTTCTTATTATGTAATCTGGTTTATTATTAATTAATAATTTTTCTATTTTGGGCGCTAAAAGATTAAATGGTGTGTATCTCCCACACTTATCCTCTAAATTTGGTATCCATTCTAATAAATTATGCCAAAATGTTTTTGTGCCAGGTATACATGTTAATCTGTCATTAATTAGCCACCCTCTTTTCATAATAACTCTAAATATAATTCTAAATATTTTTTTGAAACCTTTATATAATCATAATAGTCTAACGCCCTATGTTTTAAGTATGTAGAAATTAGATTATAGAATTTCTTATTATTTTTTAATTTAAGCATTAGATTAGTATAAGAATTTATAATATCATGTGTTATAAATAATTCTTTTTTTTCTCCTAATAATTCTTTTTGTGCCTGTGGCCAAGTGCCATTACCTATGTGCGAAACCACTGGTTTTCCGTTTATCATAGCTTCGGCAATTGTGTTACCAAATGTTTCGCCTAATGGGGTGCTATGGCACAATACGTCAAAAGTATTGTATATCTTAGAAACTTTTATTTCATCACTTGTTGGATTTAGGAAAATTATATTTTTTATTTCTAACTTTTTAGCGTCTGATACCGCCTTTTCGTTTTTGCCAACATATAAGAAACACGTATCGGTAGATTCTATTTTCTTATAAGCTTGTAAGCTAATATTAGAATATATTTCATCATCTACTCGTCCAATTCTCCCATACACAAATTTATTATTTATTTTTAGTTCTTCTCTTAAATTTAGGGTGGTGAGAGGCCTTATGATTGGGTTAGGTATTATTGAATAAGGAATTTTTGTTGGTTGCAAGTATTTTATTATCTCCTTTGATGGATATACCCTATAATCAGATTTTGTTTTATTATAACCATGAAAATTTGTTTCAACAATTTTAAAATTAAAATTTGTGGCTTCAAAATTGGGTAAAAACCAATTATCATTACCAGACCTATGCGTGTTTAAAATATCAATATTATAATTATTTAATTCATTAACATTGGTGATTTTTATTAAATCCAATGGTAATGATTTATATTCTGAAAATCTAGATGGGTTTGTTGTTAATTCATAATTTCTTGGGAATGAAAATTTATTATAAAATACTGTTACTTTTATATTTTCATTTAATTTTAATAAACCCTTAACTAAATTTAATGCAGATTTATCAGCACCCCCAACACCAAAAGAAACTATCTGCCCAATATTTAATATTTTCCCCATTTATCATTGAATTTATATTTATAATTTTTAGTTTTTAAATATACCTTAAGATTTGTTGTTGGCAAACTATTATTAACTACCTCATGATTTACATGTATTGCTATAGCATCATCAAGATATATAAACTTGATATTATTATCAATTAGCCTATCTCTAAATTCCGTATCATCAAATCCAGTTCCAAATCTAAAACGTTCATCAAACCCAGATAGTTTATAATAATTTTCTCTTGTAATTGCGCTTAAAAAATTTAACCCATTTGGTCTATACTTACTATGGCAATACCAAGAGCCTATATTATTATTATAACTGTACCCATTAATGCCCAAGTTCTTGTGAAATTTTGGGATTTGGTCTTCTATATTTTCTAATTTAGTAATATCAGTAAGACAAAATACTGAGAATAATAAATAGGTTTCATTAGTTAATTTTTTAAAATTATTAGATATATCAAACATATCTTTTGTATGAAATGTTTCTGGTGAACTGAGGATTATTATATCCCCACTTGAATTTCTAACCCCGACATTGTAAGGATAACATGGATTAATTCCATTTTTATTTTCTAATCTAATTAACTTTATATTTAAATTAAAATTAAGTGAGTCTTCAAGTCTATTTTCAGAGTTTGAGCCATCATCTATTATTACTACTTCAACATTTTTATTTTCATAAAACTTATTAAAACTTTTTAAAGTATTCAATAATAAATTTTTTCTATTATAATATGGTAATATTATGGATACTTTTTTATTCAATTTAGCTATCTTTTTCTCCTTCTTGTATATGATATACTAAGGAATTAAAAACCGTTACATGTTTCATATTATATTTTTTTTCTAAAAATTCAAAATAATAAGCATCACCACTTTTTAAAAAATTACCAAGCCTCCCAACTCCATTATCATAAATATTACCTTCTGGGTACATTCCGCTTTCTATAAACCTTTTGGTATTTAGTATACATGGCATAAATAACCCCCCATCTTTTATTTCATTACTTTTAAATTCACCCGAAATCTTTTCCCATAAATTATAATTTACTGTTTTGGGTGTTTTACCACAATTAAATTCAATGGCATATTTTCCACTATGTAATTTACCACTTTCAATTAATCTAGAACATGGTATATTAATTCCATCATGATATTTTAATAAATTATTTAACCAATTTTTAGTAAATACCATATCTGAATTAACAAAACAAATATTTTCATACTTACTGGTTAAACCAGCATAATTCCAACATCTATATACTCTATTTAAATAATAATCATTTTTATTTTTATCATGATATATTGTGTGTGGAATGTCTAAAGTTTTAAGTTTTTCTATTATTTCAAGTGACCCGTCATTAGATATAATTCTTAATTTAACATCCCACCCATCTACCTTACAATTATCACTTTTTAATTGATTATATATTAAATCTAAATAATCTATGGATTTAAATATTAATGCTATTATTTCTATTTCATTTTTTTTGTTCATTTAATATTTTCATTATTAATAAACGAATTCATGTATATTTCACGTATTCTAGGTTTATTAATTGGATTTATTACATCTACAATATTAAACCATTTTGGTAATAAATTTTTATTCAATTCAATGACCGATAAAGTGCTTTCATCTAATAACCGTTCCAATGCCCAACCAATTTGCCCATTAGCTTTATAGATTTCATATTTTAGCATAATTTGATAATCAGTAGAAAATCCTCTATGTATAACACTATACCCACTTTTATAAATATTTGTTAACCCATTTGGATACTGTATGTTATGTAAACCACGTACTTCATTAAACTTTAAATTACCATTATTTCTCCACAAAGGAACCCAATTACCATTTAATGAATGATATTGGTTATCAACTCTATAATGAATATCGCTTCTCCATAAATTATAATGGTCAAATGCATATGCATCAACATTTAATTTATCCCCTTGGGCACATAGATTTTTTAATTTTTCTCCATTATTATCCAGTAATCTACCATCTAATAACAAATCACCATCTAACCAAAGTATCCAATTAGTATCTGGATGGTCGCTCAGTAATTTAGTTAATAATTCATTTTTACAAATTAATTCTTCTTTAAATCTATTTATTTTAGATTCAATTACAACGCAATTTTTAAATTTTTTATAAAACTCTATACTGCCATCATCAGAATTTTGGTCAAATATGTAAATGTAATCACACACTGACATTTGTTTAAACCAATTTTCTAAATTACCTTTAGATAACTCATTCCTTAGTTGAGCAAAACCTATTAATTTATTTGTTTGGGGCATAGTATTCTTTTTTTAATTTTGTTATGTTTTGAAATAATGATTGATTCTTACGTAATGCTTCACTTATATTTTTTTCTTTGGCAAAAAAATTATTTTCACTATAATGCCATTGGTGTATTGCAAATGGTTTATCTTTAATTTCTATATCTAACCCCAATAACTTAATCCTAAATAAAAATTCATCATCATCAAATCCAATCCCATTTGAGAATCTTTCATCAAATCCATTTAATTTATTCATATTTTCCTTTAGCATTGCACTCATAAAATGATAACCAACTGGTCTATATATTGAATGATTATACCAGCAAGTTGTCCCCTCTCCAATATATCCAACATTATTTATGGGGCTTATAATTTTATTTATTTTATTAAATACGTTATTATTATATTCTAGTTTATTTAAAGCATTTGACATAATTTTATTTATTGAATAAGTGCCATACACTAAATAATTACGATTATTAATGTTTTTATTTATATCAGATAAAATATCACCCATATGCAAGCATTCTGGATTTTGTAATAAAATTATGTCCCCCTTACATTCCTTTATTGCTTTATTAAATGGAACACAAGGGTTGGTATACCATCTATCTTCAGATTTAAGTGTTATCAGTTTAACGAATGGATATGCAGGCAAGATGTCATCTAGTTTGTGCTCTTCATTGGAACAATCATCTACTATTATTACCTCAACATCATTTATTAATTTTGATAATTTAATTGTATTAAGTGAATTAATTAATTGCTGTTTTCTATTATAATATGACATTGCTATTGATATTCTCATATTTTATTTTTAATGATGTTTATGATTTTATCAGATGTTTTTCCGTCCCCTAACCATTCTATTTCTACTTTATCGTATATTTTTAGCCATGCCATACTATTACACCATGTGCTATTATTCATGGTGTTTACATCTATCATAAATGAACAATTATTTTCAATTGATTCAGGTCTTTCCGTAAAATCTCTAGGAACTATAACTGGAATGCCTAATAATGCTGGTTCTTCTTGTGCGGTTCCAGAGTCAGAAATAATAAATTTAGATTCGTTTATTTTTTTTAAATATTTTTTAAATGATAATAATTCAATTATTTTAATATTACCTAAATTTATATTAAATTCCTTTAATTTATTAAGAGTTCTTGGAAATCCAATTAGATAAATTGGTAATTTATTCATATATGATACACTATTAGAATATGATACGATGTTTTCTAGCCTATTTTTATTATTAAAATTTTCTGGTCTATGTATATCTAAAATAATATGTTTTTTTACTTTAACTGGGGTGGGTTTATATTTATTGATGATTTCAACTATTGTGTTTCCGACTACATAAACATTATTTTTAATATTTTCTTTTTTTAATTTATTTTTGTAGTTTTCATGATAAACAAACAAAAAATCGCTGCATGTATCACAAACCATTCGGTTAATTTCTTCTAGCATTCTTTTATCACCAGAACGCATACCAGCTTCAATATGTGCTATTTTATAGCCTTCTTTTTTTAATGCAATAGATGATACCACAGAATTTGAATCACCTAAAAATATTATCAAATCAGGATTTAATTCTTCATCTCTTATTAATTTAATTAATTTAATTGATAATTCCCCAGTTTGTTCAAAATGTTCCTTATTTGGTCCACCAATATTTAGGTTATAATCTGGAATTCTTATATTTAATTCTTTAAAAAAAATTAAAGATAATTTAGTGTCATAATGCTGTCCACTATGAATTAAAATATGATTAAAATTTTTATCCAATTTTTTGAATATCTCTGACATTCGTATAAAATCTGGTCTAATTCCAGTGATTGTTATGACTGTTTTCACTTCAAAATATTTTTATATTCTTTCAATATTTCATCACTAACAAATGAAGCGTAAAATTTATTAATATCGCCTGGTGGATTATTAATTGATTTAGAAATTATATTTCCTTTATTATTAATAATATATATCCAAGCTGGTTTCCCACACATCCAACCCTCAATGGTAGTTCTCCCTAATAGTATCCCAGCCGTTTCATCACATTGTTTTATATATTTTTCAACACCCCATGTTGGTTCAAAATATTTCACATTTGGATTTATATTTTCTATTTCATTAATTGTTACACCATTTTCTTTACCAACAATCCATAGCTCGTTACCTTCTTTTTTTGTGGTATTGGCTAACTCTAAAAGCATTTCCTTTCTAAGATAGTCTAACGTTCCAACAAACAATATTCGTTTGTTAGAATGGCTTAAAATCGATTTAGTTGGTTTAAATCTCGTTTCATCTATTGGATTATAAATAACATCAATATTTTCTTTGGGTATTTTATAATTTTTAATTAGATGATTCTTAATTTCTGGTCTTATTGCAATATATTTTTTTATATTTTTATGTATTACTGGCTCTTCTAAACTAATAACCTCTGAATGAATCGTGCTTATCGCATTAGTATTTGGGTATAATTTAAGTAAATAGTCCCCTATTGGTTTGTGATTTAAATGTAAAATATCAAATGATATATTTTCTATTTGATATAATTTATTATTAATCGATTTTGCTCTATTCCCATTATTATCTATTAATTCCCAATTTCCATCACCTAATTTATATCCTGGTGGTTCTTTAATTCCAACTAATTTAATGCCCTTAGATTTGGCTTTTTTAGCTAATTCACCACCAATTTCAGAACAAATTGTAACATCACACCCATTACTAACCAATCCTTTGGCTAATTCATATATATATAATTCAGAGCCAGTAAATGATTTAAAGCTTAAGCATCCAATTAAAACTTTAAATCTATGGTTTTTTTTATAAATTTTATCAATTTTAATTGGTAAAACATTCTCATATTTTTTAGCAAATATTTTTCTATTTTCCTCCCACTTATCATTTGTTACCCCAATAGATAAATGAGTAATTTTAATTTTGGTTGAAACACCAATTTTTACCCCATTTAAATAATTTTCTAAACAAAAATTAATATCATAAAAATGAAATCCCTTAACAGACTCATTAAATTTATTTTTTATTCTAGATTTTCTAATTGAAAAGCACACGCCATCAATAACTACAGTATCTTCAATGTCATTGCCTAAGTCATCACTATATTTGGATAAAAGTGTTTTCCCGTTATGTGTATGGGATACCCTCCCATACATTTTATTTCTTTTTTCCCACCAAATTCCACTTTTAGATAAGAATTTCGTTCCAGCAACCCCAATTATTCCATATTCTGGATTATTATTAAATAATTTAATAATTTTAGACGCAAATTGTTTAGTTTGAAATGTAACGTCATCATGTACGTATAATATAGTGTCATACGTGGCTTTATCGAATATTTCATTATAACACTCTGTTATTGACCTATTCCCATCATTAATTATTTGAATTATCTCTACTTTTGGATGACCTGCATATTTTTTTAAATGATTTATGTGCTTTTGATTATCTTTCCTAGTACAAAATCCTATTGTTATCATAAGTATTTGATTATTTTTTTATAAATTTGTTATAAAACTCATTAATTCCGTAGGTTTGTTAATATGTAAGAAATATATTATTACCTTTTAAATCCATAATCTATTTGTTTTGTAGTGAATAATTATTAATTTCACTCTCCACTACTACCAAAACCATTATTTCCTCTCTCACTTTCTGATAATATATCAGTTTCATTAAATTCTATATCCAAAAATGGAATAATCAGTATTTGTGCGATTCTATCATTTATTTCATAATTTTCTGGATATTCTTTATTATCAATTGTAAAATGAGGCGTTGGTTTGAATTTACAAATAATTTCTCCACGGTATCCACTATCAATCATACCAATAGAGTTTGCCAGATTTAAATGTTTTTTTGAAATACTACTTCTTGGGAATATCAATCCCACATGTTTAGGTGGTATCTCAATTGCTAATCCAGTACCATATGAAATATTTCCATATTTATCAAAACTTTTTGATACTGCGGTTAAATCCATACCAGCGTCCCCATATTTTGCATACTTTGGTATTTTAGCTAAAGGATTTAATTTTTTTATATTAACTTTCATTTAATAATAATTTTTCTTCGTAAATTGACATCCTTGTTGCTTGAGTAACAATAAACCCCACTTTAGAGTTATGATATTCTGATTGTGGGTCATATTCCTTATCATGATTTAATATTCCAGCACATTCATCACTGTTTAATTTAACTCCACAGCTTAATGCATAATATAATGAGCGTTCTCCAACTCTCATTGAAGTAATATCAGGATTAAATTCATACATTTTACCTAAATTATCCCTATGCCACTTGGATTCATTATGAATATATAATTTAGCTTTACCTATTTCACATAAACCAGCAACTTTCATTAATGACTCATTCTCAACTTGCCCTTCTTTAATTATGAGTTTATTATATTTGTAACTATTTCCCATAATTCTTAATATATGGTCAATTAGACCACCCTCAAAGGCGTTGTAATAAGCAGTAATATGAGAAGCTGGGGCAGTTATAAACTCCTTACCTAAAAGTTCTTCCAATTCTGGAGTCATGAAATTATGTTTATATGCTGCTGATATATATCTTTTTGTATTATTAATGATTTCTTCTTTTTTTATAGCCATAGTATTTCATTTTTACAAATATACTATTATTTTCTATTTTTTAAAAGATTTAAATAATAATTTTTTCTTTTCTCTGTTATGGTGTTTAATGAATATTTTTCACTGACAGTATTATATAAATTAATTCCTAATATATCTATTAATTCTGGATTATTAATAAATTTTTTAATAAATTTAAACCAATCTTTATGATTTTTATGGGAATCAACTAAAAATGAATTTTTTGTAATATCAATTTCCCCACCCCTAATATATGCGTTTTTTAAGTCAATAGTATACGGACCATAATTTTGAGCTATTATTGGCTTTTTAAAAAAACCACTTTCAATTATTTTTAATTGGCTTTTGGTTTTATTAAAAGTATTTTCAGCCAAAGGTGCTAATGAAATATCAAATAAATTGTAATTTGTTGCATAAGTGTTAATATCTTTTGTCCATACCCGTCTATATGGCTCGTTTTCAACACCTTTAAATGGTAACTCTATAAATCTTAATAAGTGCTTTTTATATTCTTTACTAATGTTTGTATAATTATCAGTAAATATTTTTTCGTATTCATACCATATACTCTCTTTTGGTGTTATATCCCTACTTGTAACTTCATTATTTGGACCATAATTTGTTATTTTACCTCTAGTATCAAACCCACAAATAACAAATTGTACTTTATCTAATAAATTGGATGATTTTAATTTAGTTACAACACCTTCTAATAGTTTTAAATCATGGATGTGAGCAGAGCCACCAAGCCACCCAATACGAATGCGATTAGATTTTGTCTTATTACTTATAAATTGTTTGTCAGTAGGGTCTATAGCGTTTGGTAGAACAAAAACATTTTTATTTATTTTTTTAATATATTTTTTATAAATATTAGTGGTGGTAGTTATATTTTCTGAAATTTTAATGTTATTTAAAATCTTCTTATCAAGACCTTCCTTTTTAATTGTATGATAGGCTGGGTGGTGTATTCCAGGACTCCAATAATCATCAATATCCATAATGCTAACAATACCTAAATTTTTTAATTTTTTAATTAAGAGTTCCATTCCATTATAATCACCTAACGTTCTATGATAATGTATAATATCATATTGCGTTAGCCATTTATCATCATTTAACTTTGGGTCATAATCTATATCAATGTGGAATTCGTTTGGGTATAATTTTTCCAATTGTAGATGAGGTCTTGTTGACCTAAAATAGCTTACACCAGTTCGGTCAGATGGCACTACTAGTACTTTAATTTTTTGATTAAATGGTGCTTTATTTTTAATTATTTTTTTCATTTTTATGATTAATTATAAAATGAAATGTAAATTAAAAAAATAAAAAAGTAAAGAGTATTTTAATTATTTTTTTCTTGTAGAAACTTTTATTTTACCCTCTTTAATTAATGTGTTAATTGTTTTTTTTATTGTCGATTCTGTTAGATTTTTAGTGAATGTAAGCGCCATGAATTCTAATAAGGTATCTTTTATTTTTTTATCTAATTCTGATTCTGTTAATGTTATAATTCTTTCATTAGTTGTTCTATAATTAGAATTATGGTTAGAAACAGATTCATTAATATTAGACTTACTCTTAGTGAAAAATTTACTATTATTGGCGTCATCAATCGTAAAAGGTTTTTTAGTTAACCCATTTTCTGGTATTATTGGGTTTTCTAACATAGATTTAATAATTCTTGGGTCCATTTTCGTGGTTTTTAAATTTTTATAGGCATGATTTAAATTTTTTTGTTCCACGAGATTATCACTAGATTGTGATAATAAATTTGAATCCACATTCCCAGTTTCGAAATTACCACTTTCTACTTTATCTAATATTCTTTTTGATTTAGATAACATTTCCATAATTGTGCTATTATCTAATTTATTTGTATTTTCCATATTACTAAAATTTTGCTAATGATAAACTACCATTATTAAGTGTTATATCATGATTTGGATTAAAATCTGGAGATTTTGGCACATTTTTTATTGGTTTATATATTTTAAATTTAGTTGGTTCCCAACTTAATATTCTATCAACTCTTAATGTTTTCCACCTATTTTCAATACCATATCTATTTGTTTTTACATTTAAGCCAGAAACTTGAAATACCCTAATGGCTGGATTGCCTAGCTTAGTTGTTCCATAATTATAAACCTGGCAATATCTTTTTAAATTTTTTGTACCATCATCTCTACCATTATCATACATAATGTTAACGGTATAATGATTGTTTATGGCATCCATGATAGCGTTAATTTCTGTACTCTCTAATATAATAGATTTATAAATATTGTAAAGGCTTAACATATTTTAAATAACTACTTGTCCTATATTTTTGCTAGTATCTGGGTGTTCGTATTTATTATTTTTATTATACTCATTTTGTTTAACATTACCATTTCGGCCAGACCCTATAATACCTGTAACACCATTGACATCCTCAGAACCTCCTCCGTTCTCTATATCTAAAAATTTACCAGTTCCCTTTCCATGTACTGGAGTCTTTTTATCACTAATAGCTCTACTATGAGTTGGTGTATAATTATTCTTATCACTATAACTATTATAGATGTTATTTTTTATTATGTTATTCCTACTTTCAATTGCTATTTTTTCTAATTTTGTTTGCTTTCCCATAATTTATCGATTTAGATATTCTATTAAATATTTAATATTTTTTATTTCTTCATTATATGTTTTACTTTCACTAGTTTTATAAATGGCATCATTTGCCATTATATTTCTTAGTTTGCTGCTTTTTTTAATATCAATTAACCCACCTTTTGGGTCGGTAGGATTTGTATTATCATTATCTTTTTTATGTGGGCTTAAAAATTGATTCTCCATGCCACTATCCATTTTTGATTTTTTAATCCTTCGTATAGATTCTGTATCTTTAAATAACTCATTATTAACCCATTTTTTTGTAATATTTCCGCCAATTATTTTAAATTCATTATCGCTCATATCACCCTCATAATTATCAAAATAATTTTTTAATCTTGTCATTTGACCATAAGATATTTCTTTGTTATTTATAATATCTTTTGCTCTTTTAACTCCCTTTTCATCTTCACTAAAATTAATCTTATTTAATTGGTTAACAATTTTATTATGAACATCATCTGGAATTCTATAAAATTTATTTGTTAATTTAGAATTAGCCATTTATTCTGTATTTTAATTTATCATTAATATATGTAAGGATAATTTTAGTGTCTTCAGCATTTAAATTATTATCCTCAATGGTGTTAATTAATCCTTTAACTTTACTTATTATACTTGAACCCAATTCTTTAATATCATTAATACCGTTATTGTTAATATCACTTATTGGTTCATCATCATTATTACCCATTATTTCATTTACCAATTTTAACATTTTATTTTTTGATATCTTTTTAATAGATTCCATATGAACCGCAGCTCCTCTGCTATAACCTGACCCCCCCACATTAAATAAATATCTATTTGGTTGAATGGCCGCATCATTAAAGTCGTCAGTTGTTGCCTGTGGTGCTGTTGTTATTTGGCTTGATGTTTCAACCTCATCACCATTAATTGGACTTCCATCTGAATTAACTAATTCATCTAGTTCATTTGGTTCCTTTTCATTATCCTTTTCTTTTTTTAGTAAATCAGTAAATGTATATCTTTTTATGTCCTTTTTCTTAATTGTTGCCATTGTAACCTTTTTTATATAAATATAATAGTATTTTATAATATTTATATTAAAATAATTTTATGAATTTTAGTACTAGAATAGACTATTCTGATAATAGACAAATTAAACAATATAGTAGAACCAACACTCAATTATCTGGAACCACAGAATTCGGATTACCATTTAGCGGTTTAAGTTCTGGAGTAGACCCTAATACTATAATAACAACATCATCTATTAGTGGTGTTACATCTTCATTTTCTGGTAATTCAAATGTTACACAAATAACATTCGGTGATAGTAGAATGGTCTTGGCATCAAGTGAATTGTTTCCAATTACAAATACGAATAGTGGAGATACCCAAGTTGCTACAGCATATTTAGGGAAAGATTATATTTTAATTGATAATAATACTGTTTTTTTAACATATACAGGCGTAACTTATGATATATCTGCGTCAACAATTACTGAAACATCTCCAAATATTTGGACTGGTACTACAATTAGTAGCGAAGTTAAATTTTTAAGCGGGGGGTCAATTGATTATAAAGATAGAATGATTTGGGTGGACGTTAAGGGGATTACCAAATCGGATAACCTAATATTAAATAAAACCCCAAAATTAGATAATTCATTAAATAAAGTTTTAGCTAGACAACCTGGTGGGGATATCGTAGAAATTGAACTTAGTGGGGTTACTACTTCTGGTTCTTCAAATGGAAGTGTTACTAGTGTTGGTACTATTGCACCACTAAGTGGTACTGTAACAACAAATGGATTATTAAGTATTACAAAATCTAATACAAATACAGATGGCTATTTAAGTTCAACCGATTGGAATGTCTTTAATAATAAATTATCTACAGAAACAGACCCAATATTTACCGCAAGTCAAGCAAATAATATTACTGCTGGTGATATAACAAATTTAAGCAATTTATCAGGTGTAAACACTGGTGACCAAAATTTATCTGGTTATATTCCATATACAGGAGGTACATCAAATGTAGATTTAGGTGTTCATAGCTTAACAATAGATACTGATACACTTTTTGTAGATAGTGTAAATCATAGAGTTGGGTTTGGTACAATAATTCCGTCACAACAAGTTGAAATAACAAAAAATGTTGAATTAGGAAATAGTAGCGGTTCCACGCCAAATGGTGTAATTTATAAAGGTGGAATACCGTTTATATCAGATTTTAATTATGGTAATAACGGCACTGTAACAACTTTAGGTGGAAATACCATTATTGGTGTGGAAGCTGGTAACTTAACAATGGGTAGTGGCTCTACAATTAGTAATCACGCTAGTTTTAATACGGCTATTGGTTTTAAATCTTTTAGATTTAACACAGATGGATATTATAGCACCGCAATTGGTTATAATACTTTAGGTACAAATACTACTGGTTATCAAAACACCGCAATAGGTTATAAATCACTCTTTGGTAATACCACTGGATATAATAACACAGGATGTGGAGTGTTTACTTTAGGAAATAATACTACTGGTTATCATAATACCGCTGTTGGGTATTTTTCTTTAGGAAATAATACCGTTGGTTATTATAATGTTGGGGTTGGGGTTGGTTCATTAGATAATAATGATTCTGGTTATCAAAATACCTCTATTGGTAAAAGTTCAATGTTTTTTAACTCTATTGGACATGATAATGTTGCTAATGGGTATCAAACATTAGGTAATAACACTACTGGAAGTTTTAATACCGCAATTGGGGTACATTCATTATTTGACTTAAATATAACCGTTAATAGTAATGGTAATAACACTTCTATTGGGTATAATACTGGTAGAGGAATAATTACTGGTATTAATAATACAATAATTGGTGCTAATGTTAGTGGATTAACATCTACACTTTCAAATAATATTATAATTGCTGACGGTTCTGGTAATCAAAGAATTAACGTTAATGACCTTGGGGATGTGGGTATTGGAAGAATTTTACCGACCCAAAAACTAGATGTAGTAGGTAATATTTTAGCATCAGGAACAATAACAGGTTCTAATCTTTCTGGTACAAATACAGGTGACCAAATATTGCCCACATTAAATAGTTTAGGTGCTCAACCTTTAGATGGTGATTTAACTGCAATAGCCGCATTAAGCGGAACTACAGGGTTCTTAAAAAAGAATGGTATAGATACATGGATATTAGATAATACCACATATTTAAGTGGTACTAAAGTAGACTCATTTAATACTAGAACAGGTGCTGTAGCTCTGCTAAAATCTGATGTTGAAGGAGTACTTACGGGTTTAATTACAACTCATACACATAATTACGATAATTATAATAGTTGGAATTTAAAAACTAATGGAGTTCAAAGAATAGCTATTGGTAGCGGAGGGGTATTAGATTTAAGCGGGGGTACTGATGTAACCCTAAATTACACTAGTTCGGGCGTGGTTACAATAAATTCTTCAGATACCATATATACGCATCCCATAAAAAGTTGGGTGGATAAAGTGAATTTAAGCGGGCCAACTGTAATATCTAATTTAGCTATAGATTCTTTGGGTCATTTGACTAATTGGACTACTAGGAATATTACCACAAATGATATTAATGCTGAGCCATCATTTATTAAAAATACAGCATTCAATAAGAATTTTGGGACAACATCTGGAACAGTGTCAGAGGGTAATCATACTCATCAAATATCTGATGTAATAAATTTACAAACATCACTAAACAATAAACTAAGTCTTTCCGCATTTACCGATACTGCTGTTACTTCTAAAATATTAACAGGTTTAAATATTACTGGTAATAGTATATTAGCTACTGATTCTATATTAGTAGCTTTTGGTAAATTACAATCTCAAATAGTTGCACAGTCTGGTGGTATAGTTTATCAAAGCTCTTGGAATGCTACCACCAATACTCCTACACTAGCATCATCTGTAGGTACTAAAGGTCATTATTATATAGTAAGTGTTGCTGGTACTACTTTAATAGATGGAAATTCTGATTGGAAAGTAAAAGATTGGATAATATTTAATGGGAGTACTTGGGATAAAATAGATAATACAGACTCAGTTTCTTCAGTAAATGGTAAGATAGGTGCAGTATCTTTAGTTACTGGAGATATCGTTGAATCTACTAACTTATATTATACAGAATCTAGGGTTATAGCTAATACTGCAGTAGTATTAAATACTGCTAAAAATAGTTATCCGAATGCAGATTCAGTTAAAGTAGGCTATATTACAGTAACTCAAGCTGTAAATTTAGATACAATGGAGAGTAACATAGTAACTAATAATTCAAAAATTGGGATTACTCCTACACAAGCTAGTGCTATAGTTGCAAATACTGCAAAAATAACTGAAAGTACTACAGTAACTTCTCCTTTAGTACTTACTGGGTATGATATATCTTTACCAAAAGCAACAAGTGGAGTTAATGGTTATCTTTCTAGCACAGATTGGAATACTTTTAATAACAAACTTTCAACAGAAACAGACCCAATATTCTTAGCAAGTCAGGCAAATAACATAACAGCAGGTGATATAACAAATTTAAGTAATTTATCAGGAGTAAATACAGGCGACCAAGATATTTCGGGAATTACCACCAATGCAAGTGCTATCCTTACAAAATTAGATGCAACGGCAAAGGCTGCCGATTCAAATTTGCTAGACGGATTAAACAACACTAAATTTGAAAAAGTTAAAGATAGTTACTACGATTTCGATGGTACGCAAACCACACCAAGTTTTGCAGATGCAGCGTGGAATGATGTATCAGGGAATTTAGTTTTATATGCTAAATTCAATTCGACTACTACAACTTTTGGAATGTTGGTCAGTAAATATATGTTTACTACAAATGAATATGGTGTGGAATTGTATATTAATAGTGATGGTAATATTCGTGTAGATATACGCGATGGCATTGGCGGCACAAGTACTTATATACCTTCTGATTTTGTAAATGACGGAGTAGACCATTTTATCGTCGCAAGAGTAACCGATGGAGATATTTCTATTTTTGACAATGGTATTTTAGTTGGGACACAAACATCAACAATAGCACAAGCTAATTATGCAATTCCTTTATATGTAGGTACAAGAACGGGAAACAGCCTTAAATTTATAGGTAAAATTTACAAAGCGGGAATGCTTAAAGGTACATTTTCAGACCAAGAATGCTTAAATTTATCTAATGGACTTGCTATTGCTGATAAATATGTTGGTGCTAATGGAGTTATATTAAACACTACTAATTTTGCGCAAAAAAGTGGTTCCCCTTTCCCTACATTTACAGGAGCAACACCAACAGGAGTGCACGTTATAGGTGCAGGTGATCGTTCACAAAATGATGTTTATGTGAATCTGGATAATCAATTAGTAATTCCTCACAATAAATATGCTATTGAATTTGACATAACAGCAAGTAACGTAGATGTAGGAAGGTACAAGATATATTTAGGTTCGTCAAGTGGAGGGTATAATGAAACTTATCCTGAATATTTATCAACTATATATTATGTTGTAAATGGAACTAATCATGTTCGTATATGGCAGGCAATAGGAACTCATTATTCGCACCCTACTTCCCAATTAGTCCTTGGACTGGTTGAATATAATGCCACAACAGCAGCAGATATAACAATATCTAATCTAAAGGTATATAAAGAAGGTAGAACATTAAATTTAGACGGTGGAAAAACACCTACAAATTGGTATGATTTTAACCACAATTTATCAGGTGCAATTACAGGAGCAACTTTAAAAGGATTACAAGAAACTAGTCATTCTTTATCATCAGCTAACATTTTCTATGTAGGATTAGGACTTAAATTATCAGCACCTACTAATTATGCTCTGCATCTTTCAACCTCTACAGGATATATTGATATTGGAAGTGCAGATAGTACTTATAGTTATTTTATTACTGATAGACCTCTTTTTTATTTTGGAAATTCTGCAAATTTTGACGGTGATGTAAATCCATACTCAACAAATACTAAAAATTTAGGGACTTCTGCTTTACAATGGAATACTATATATGGAAAAACTATTTATGAGAATGGAGTTCTTCTATCAAATAAATATCAAGCTAAAGGAACTTACGACAATTATAATAGTTGGAATTTAAAAACTAATGGGATACAACGTACTGGAATGGCTAGTAATTCTAGTTTAGATTTAGTTGGAGGTACTAATGTAACTATAGGGTATAGTGCTGGTGGAGTTGTTACTATTAATTCAAGTGGTAATAATTATGTTCATCCTGCTTATACAGCTTTTACTCCAGCATTAACTGGTGCTAATGTATTAGCTAGTTTTTCTACGGATGCTATTGGTTCTGTTACTGCTTTAACTACCAGAGTACTTACCTTAGCTAATTTAGGATATACTGGGGCATCTAATGCTAATTATATAACAAACAATAACCAATTAACTAATGGTGCTAATTATTTAACTACTACAGGTGTAGCTGCTGATAGTACATTATGGAATGGCAAAAATAGACCTACTAATTTTGGTAATTCTATGTATACTGGTAGTCCTTACGAAGCTTCTTTAGATTTAGATACAGTATTGACTGTTGGAGAATCAAGATTTTTCCAGCTATCTGCTATTAATAAACCAGTAGGATTTAATGCGGGTTATATAATTGGAATGGCTGGGGGTGATATAGCGAATAGAGGAATTCAAATTGCATTTGGACATACCACCGCAGATTTTGCTTTTAGGAATATGGCAGATAAATCTTGGAGGATTATTTACCATAATGCTAACTCCAACCTCTCTACAGTAGATTGGAATGCTAAAAATATTAATTGTAAATTATTGACTTCTCAAAATGGAGGATTTGGAAATTTGCCTACTATTAAATTAGACCAAATAAATGATAATCCAACAATAAAACTTTATAGACCCCTTGGTAGTGGTAGTTTGGTTTCTACTTGGCATATTAATACACTATCCAATTCATTTAATTTACTGTTTGGGGGTAGCTCTTTAATTGGTTCTGAAGTAGTTTCAAATAAATTATCGATTTCAAGTAATGGGGACGCTATTTTTACAGGCACAATATCTGAAGGAGGTACTTTACTATCTTCCAAGTATTTGGGAATTTCAGCAAAAGCTGCTGATAGTAATTTATTAGATGGAATTGATAGTAGTCAATTTTTACGTTCAGATGTAGCAGATAATTTTTATGGCAAGTTATATGGAGGAACTCAGGCTGTTAGTGCGATAGGTTTTGGTTATGTTTCTAATGCAGCTACACCAGTTACTCTAACAAGTGGTTCTCAAATAATAGGCGGTGCTGATTTTGCAGGCTTAGGAAAAATAAACAACATAGATATAAGTACTTGGTATGGTTTTTCAGTAAGTTCTTCATATGGTACTGGTACTGTGCCACAAGGTAAACCTGCCTTTTCAGTCGATGTAAGGTCAGGGAATGCTTACCTATATGGTTCTTTAGACACAGATAATGGCGCAAATGAAGTAGTAAGGTATAATAAGTCAGGAACATATTCACAATTCATAGGAAAAGGTGGTTCTACGACCGATTGGTTACGGACAACTGTAAATGGAATTATACCTTCAACATCAGGTGGTGCGAGTTCTTTGGGAAGTTCATTATGGAATTTCAATACTATATATGGTGTAACTTTATATGAAAATAATGTGTCTTTATCCTCTAAATACTTAGGCATCTCAGCAAAAGCTGCTGATAGTAATTTATTAGATGGAATTGATAGTAGTCAATTTTTAAGAAGTGATGTATCTGATATTATGTTAGGTGCATTAACAAATAAAGGTATTATATTAAATGCTATTAATTCATCAATGAGAGGTTCTATGTATCGTAGACAAGATGTTGGAGATACTAGTAACGCTAATAGTTACTATACACAGATTATTAATGGAGGAATACCTTTAATTGGAGGTGCTCATAATCAATTTGTTGGTGACAATATATATGTTAATTTGCAAGCAATATCTCTAAATAATAGTATGGGTATTCAATATATGGTTGCAGATGTTATAACACCTGGAGCTACAGTAACTGCTACTTCTTATGATATTTATCACTCAGGTAATTCAAACAAATCTACAGTAGATTGGAATGCTAATAATATTATTGCAAGTGGAACAGGCAACTTTACGGGTGCATGGTCTAGTTATCAAGCATTATTTGGTAGCACGAATCAAGCTGGTAGGATAGGTTTAAAAAGGGCAGTTGATGGTGTTATAACAGGTGTAATTGGTTATACCAGTGCTACTGAATCATCTAATTTCCAAATAATGGTATCAGGAGGTGGTTCTAATATAGCTTTTGGAACTCAAGGAATAGTAAGACAAACCATTGATACTAATGGAAATACGCAGTTTACAGGTACAATAACAGCAACAGATTTTATAGGAACTTCCGATGAAAGATTAAAAACTGATATTAAATTTTTTAAATCTAAAATAATTGATACTAAGTATAAGTCTTTTAGATTTATTAATGATAAAAATAAACAACTAAGAGTAGGTGTCATAGCTCAAGAATTAGAAAAAACTAATCCAGAATTTATAAGAATTAATTCTGAAGGTATAAAATCTGTTAGCTATATAGATTTACATAGCGCAGAAATAGCTTATCTTAAAGATAAAATTAAGAAATTAGAAATATTAATTAATAAATTATATAATTAAATGTCAGTACCTACAACATTACCAATTAAGTTTTCTGATGTTGCATTAGAATTATGGGGAAGTGCTGTAACTTCTGGAAAATCTTTATTTGGAGTAGCACCCAATGGAGCTTTTGCACAAGCTGCTTCTTTAAATGCAGTTTTTAATTCTACCTATGTAGGAAATAAAGATAGATTAAGTAATTTCAGAGGATTTACTAAGCAACCTCCTGCCTTTGTCACTAAATGGGATACTCGAATTGGAGGTTTACACTACTCTGGTAGTAATCAAATAAGATTGCCATTTTCTCAAAAGGGTACATATAATTGTACTATAGATTGGGGTGATGGCAGTTCAGAACCATGGACTGTAAATACTTCATCTCCCATACACACTTATGCAACTGGGGGCATTTATAGTATAAAAATAACAGGAATATGTGAAGTTATTGATTTTAGCAGTAATAATACACTAGTACAATTTAAGGATAATGATAAATTATTAGAAGTACTTTCTTGGGGGGCTCATAAACCGTACTGGAATCTTTTAGGTTATAATATTATTGAAACTTTTCACAATTGCTCTAATTTAGATTTACAAAATACAGCAGATATTTTAAATACAACAGGAGCCAATCTGTTTGAATATATGTTTGAAAATTGTACATCTTTGACTACTATAAGTAATTTAAATGGTTGGGATATGAGCGCTGCTACCTCTATTAGAAATATGTTTATTGGGTGTACAAATTTTAATACCAGTGTAAATTCTTGGAATGTATCTAATGTAACTAATATGGTCGGTGTGTTCTACAATTGTACAAATTATAATAACAGTGTAAATTCTTGGAATGTATCTAATGTGATTAGTTTTAAATCAATGTTTTACAATTGTATAAATTATAATCAGCCAATGGATAGTTGGAGTTTAAATAGATTAAAGAGTGGTGGAATCTATTTAGGGTCTATGTTTAGAAATTGCACTGCATTTAATCAATCTTTAGCTTCATGGAATGTATCAAATGTAAATTCAATGGCATTGTTTATGAGAGGTAAGACAAGTAGTGATTATTCTAGCCTTAATCTTGCAAATATTTATCACGATTGGGGATTGAATCCATTTTTAATTTCTGGAATTAATGTGGATTTTGGAACTATTAAATATGATTTATATGGTGGAGGTGGTAGAAGTGTTTTAGTAGGTCCTCCTAATAATTGGAATATAACTGATGGAGGAGCTATTTAATTTAGAAACTATGAAAAAATACCTAATTTTATTATGTACAATATTAAAATATATACTTGCAGAGCTTAGTATTCTATTATTAATACCTACTGCTTATATATTATACCCCTTTATTTATTGGGGAAGAAATAATTTTATTAGAAATATATTTTGGATATACTTCAATGATAGTGTAGATGGTGATTTTGGTGACCATAAATGGCAAATTAAACAGTCTTTATGGAAACCTAGAAATAAATGGCAATGGTTTTTATTGTCTTATAAATGGAACGTAATGAGAAATCCTGTATTTAATTATGTTAATAATATCATAGGTACTCCTAATACATCTATTAAAGATTTTAATTCAGAAATTATTCTCTGCAGAAATAATAATAAAATTACAGCTTTAAATATGGCTAGTTTTGATAGAAATTTAATAGGGTATGGTTTATTCTTATTTAAATTAAAAAATAGTTGGTATTTTTCATTTAGTAGTTTGTTTTATGCCAAAAACTATAAAATAGAAATTATATTTGCACATCATTTGACACGATATGTATTTCATATAAAGTTTCATAAAGTGAAGTAATATATTATAATATTAAGTGAAGTTTTTTAATATAAATTATAATGCAAATAGATGGAAGAAGGCAAATAGATTTTGATTATACTGGAGAGTCTTTCTATGATAATGAATTTAAATAAGATATAGTCAATTAAAAGTAATTTGACATGCTTTTTATATTTAAAATTAAAAAATAATAAAAATTAATAAAAATAATAAGATATTTATAATAAAATATAAATTATGGGAACAATAATAACAATAGTTGCAGTTTTAGTCGTGTTATTTTTTATTGTAAAAATAGCAAAAAGTATATTCAAATCACATAAAAATACCACCCAAGATAATGGTGGTGGAGGTGGTGGAAATAATCCGAAGGACGACAAAAAAATAAAATAAAAATAACTTTGTAATGAAAAAGTCATTGGTGGTATTTTTATTATTAATTAATATACCTGTTTTTTGTCAAACCATATTAATTAAACATTTATCATATACCACCACATTTGATACTGTTAAACATTACCCAGTTTTAGTTACTTATTGGGTAACAAAAAAAATGGTTAACTGTAAAAATAAAGTAAAACGAAGTAATTCATATAGAATTGACCCTAAGTTAAGAAAATACACAAACTTAAAGAAATATTATTATAAATCTGGATATGATAGAGGTCATAATGCCCCTGCTAGCACTAATAAATGTAATGGTAAAAAAATAGAAAGAGAAACTTATTTTTATTCCAATATGGTTCCTCAATATCCAAATCTTAATAGAGGTAGCTGGAAACGTTTAGAAGAAAAAGTTATATACTACGCATCTAAATATGATAGCATATATGTTTGGTCTGGTTCCATTGGAAATATTAAAAAATTAAAAGGAGTTCTTAGTGTCCCTGAATATTGTTGGAAAATAATCTACATTAAAGATACAAACTCCTACAGTGCTTATATTTTTAAAAACGCAAAAAATGATTTAATAAATGGTAAAAATGGGATAATTATTAATATATGCGATTTAGAAAAATTAACTAAAATTAATATAAGTCAGAAATAAAACATGGGAAATATAAAAAATTATAATTTTAATAATGTAGATTTTAAATTAAGTAATAGTGATTACTATGATTTTTTTTTAAATAATGATGCGGAACCAGATATCATCCCATATATTAATAATTTAATAGCATCTTTTAATTTTAGTGGTTACACTTCATTACCGATAAGCGGAATTACCAGTAATTCAAAATGGATAGATTCTATTTCATCTAATTTTAGTGCAACAACATTTGGGCTTACTGGATTAGATAATGGAAACATTAGTTATGATTCAAATTTGGATGATTATTCACATAACACACTTTTAGGGGATTTAACAGGTACTACTCTAGTTCATACTACTAATGACGATAAACTTGAATTAAAAGCGGTGTCAGGGGCAACTGGTCAATACATATACCCAATTAAATTAGTAACTTCTGGTTCATCTGGAAATTATATTGATTTATGTGGTGGATTTTATCAAGGTTATTATAAAATAGATGGGGAGAATTATCAGACCATGCCAAATAGATATAAAAATGGATGGTCAATATCAACTCTATTAAAACCTAATTCAGTATCTTGCACAAATAGCGGAGTAACTTTAAATGATATTTACCCAAATAATAAAGGGTTTTTCTTTTATATGGGAACTAGGGCTGAAAATAAATTTTGGAATATTTTTACTGGTAATACTTCTAGTAATTGTACTTCTGGCTCAACAAATTTTTGTATGAATTTAAAAGAAACTGACATTGACATAACCAATATTGTGGTAGGAAGTGGTATTACTACCATAAGTACGTCATTGAGTCCACCCCCAGTTGATATAGAGTTAATCACAAATGGTTTTTTAATATTTGGTAGGTCTAATGGTATTTTATGTAGTAATGATAAATCAAAAGATGGATTTGGCCAAACTAGAGCTCAAGATTATGACCCAGTTACAACCCCATTTTATAGTAAATTATCTAGGCAAGAAATAACAGACACCACAAATGGTTTTTTAATATTTGGTAGGTCTAATGGTATTTTATGTAGTAATAATAAATCAAAAGATGGGTTTGGCCAAACTAGAGCTCAAGATTATAGTGGTAGTACTAGAGATATTACTGAATTAGATAAAAATGCAGATATTATAGATAACGCATTAGGATTTAGAATTAAAGATGATGGCAGTATAGGGTATAGATTAGTAACATTATCCGCAGATTGTAAAACATTAGAAATTGTTGAGGAATATTCAAAAAGTGGTGTTACCTCTACAAACGAATGGAATAATATTGTTGTTAAATGGAGTAGTAGCAATATATATGATAATTGTAATTTAATAAATGACCCGCCTAGGGTTGGGAAATATAAATTTTATGTAAATTCAAATTTAGTGTTTGTTTCAAAGGAGTTAAATGAAATAATACCAAAAAGATTATATGATTTACAAGAAAAGCAAATTGGAGTTCCTTATAATATTAGCGTTGGTGGAGGGACACAGGGATTAATTGAAAGTATGACATTTGATGGTCAAGATTCTGATGATTTGGGTTTAATCATTGAAAATAATTTTGCTGGTTCATTCATTGGCTCAATGAAATATTTTAATTTTTACAATAAAGCGTTAAGCTGGGTTGAAATTAAAGATATTTAAAACTATTATCTATGAAAGTAAGTATAATTATAATAATATTATTATTTATTATTCCAACATATAAATGGAGTAATAACATTATTAAAAAGCCATATAAACCAAGTAAATCAAATTTAAGTATACTTGAGAATGAAATACTTCATGAAATAAATAATTATAGGTTAAAATTAAATCTAAATTTCATAAAAAGTGATAAATTATTAAAAAATTTTCCAAATTCTAGGATAAAAGAAATTTTACTGAAAGATGGGTTTAATCATAATAAATTTAAAAATGTAAAAACTAAGATATTTAATAAAGGAGGGTTATCTATTGGTGAAATAATAGGTAAAGAATTTATGACCCCAAAATTGGCTATTGATTATTATATTAAAATAAAAAAGTATAAAAAACTAATAGAATATGAGAATTTTACCCATATTGGGATTAAAGTAATTAAAAAAAGAAATAAATATTATAATGTATTAATATTTTCTGAATTTACATAAATTATGAATAAAATAGTAACGGACATAGCCACGGCAAGAGTTCCATTGAATTGGGTACAGTTAATTATGATAATCATTTTTGCTGTTACTTCAACATTTACATTAACCCAAATTTATGCAAGATTTGAAGCAACCGAAATAAAAATTGGGGAGCTTAAAACACAGATAGAATTAAATAAGGTTGAAATAAATAGAAGGTTAAACGCTAAAACCGATAGAAATAAGTTAGAAATTGAGAATGTTGAAAAGCATTTATTAGAAAAGAAAAATAAATAAAATAAAGTATAATGGCAGAACCCTCAACAGTAGATAAAAATAGAATTTTCAAACAATTTAGGCATTCACTTGGTGCACCTATAAGAAAAATACAATTATTGGATGAGATGCTATGCACTTATTTAGAAATTGCAACCGAAGATTATTCTATGTATGTTCAGCAATGGTTAATTGAGAATCAATGGCAATCTGTATTTGGTAAATCTGTTGATACTACTGATATGGCATTTGCTTTAAGTGTACGTAGTTATGATTTTGTTACACAACAAACGTATGCATATTCAAAACAAATAGGATTCCAAACTAGAGGTCCTTGGGAGCTTAAAAAGGACTTTGTGGAGGTTGAAGCGGGTCGTCAAGTATATGTAATACCATCAGGAAGAGAAATGAATTCGGTATTATGGTTAACGCCCCCAACAACTGATGCGGCATTATTTGCTAATTATGGTGGATTTGATGCTGGATATGGTGGCGGATTTGCACAAATGGGTATTGGTCATGCTGCAAATGGGGCATCTGGTGCAGGGGCTGGTGGTGGTTATTATGTTGCACCAGCTTTTGATGTTTTATTAACTGCTTCTGATTTTAATCTTAAAAATAGAATGCTTAGAAGTGAATTGGTTTATAAAATAACGGCAGGACCTAATGGAACTAGATTATTACATTTATTTTCAACACCTGGTTCTAGGTTATCATTTGGTGGTGCTGGTATTGGTGCGGGTGCTGGTGCGGGTGCTGGTCCTACTGCGATTGGATTGCAAGGGTGTAAAGTTTGGTATCATTATTACGATACTGGATTAGACCCCAAAAAAATTAAAGATTGTAGAAATAAAAATTCTGATATTATTATTATGCCTAATGAGGTACCTTTGGCTAAATTAGAATTTAATAAATTTAACGAACCAACAAAGGTTTTAATAAGACAATTATTCATGGCTGAAGCTAAAAAAGCGTTGGGCAGAACTAGAGGTACTTTTGGCGGTATTATAGGTCCACCAGAATCTCAAAGAACTATGGATTACGAAACGTTAATTAGTGAGGGTAATGAAGAAAAAAATAAAGTTTTAGAAAGATTAGATGAAATATTAAAAAGACTTGGAACTGAATACCAATTGGAAAGAGCAGCTAAAGAAGCTCAAAATTTAAATACTCATTTAAAGTTTAGGCCAATGGGATTCTTTGTTCATTAAAAATGATATTAATCATAATTTTTTAATTCATTTTCTATCCATTTTATTTTATTGGAATTATTTAAAGTTATTGACTTTTCTAATTCATTTTTTAGCCAATTTTCATATGTATGTTGCTTACTATCACTAACACTCATATAAAATAAGGAACGTTTTTTTGCCCAATTTTCATATTTTAATAATATTTTTATTGTAAATAATTCCACTCCCCATTTATTTGAAATTAAATAAATCATCGGCAATCCATTTATATCATTATGGTAATCGAAATGACAATAATTTTGTAATGGAATAGTCAATAGTAATTTATCTTTTATTAACTTAATTTCATCTATTTCTAGTCTTTTTGATAATTCATTTATTTTTTCTTTTTCTAATTTAATTCCATTTATTTTTTCTATTCTTTTCTTTTCTTTATAATTAATAACT